ATAGTAAAGGCGCGTCCGCTGCATTTATTACCATGTCCTTCACCTTAGCATGTAAAGCACCCACCTTTATACGAGTGAGGTTCATATTACGGTTAGACTCAGTCTTGCAATACTGGGCGAGGCAAGTATGAAGCCAATTATCAACGCTGGTATTATTGTACGGACAATGTGACCTCCGCTCCGCTGCTGCCCTAAAGTACCGCTGCATAATGAAATCAGCAAAGCTATCTTGCTGCGGAGTATCAAAGTTCAATTCTAGTTCATCTACTAACATGTCAATATGTCCCCGTCACTATGCCGCCTCGCCGCTTAGCAGTTACCGGGTAGGCAAAGGTTAAAACAAAAGCATCCGCCAAGTTCGGTGAACGCCGCATATCCTTCTTCGACTCCAAGACTTCTTGCCCGTTATTATTAATCACCCGGCGAGTTAAGCTAAGCTCCGACTTAAACTCAAGCTGGTCTGGGATGCTGCCTTCTTCTCGTAACCACTCACGGGCAAGGGAATACATTTCCACGCGCTTATTGGGGTAGAGTCTTTTATTACTGGCGGAAGCGCCGAATGGAACGAGAGTAATATTGTGGCGTCCAATACCCCACTGGAGCAGCAAATCATAAATCTCTTTACCGCTGCCACCCTGGTCAATAAACATGTGGTCACATTTATTATTGGCAAAGAAGCTGCGAATTACGTCCGCCCGCTCTTGAACTGTCTCACGCCGAAACTGCGCCAGCTTAGTAACGCAGTTGCCTTGTCGTATAACGAGCCCAGTAGAATCTCCCTCTGCTGTTTGTGAGGGGTCAACACCCAATATAATCGGCAAATCTGCGAAGGGCTCCAGGTCACGACGACTTGCGACTTCTACAATCTCTGGGGAAATAAATGATTCTTTCTCGTCCGCGCTAAACGCGTCAAGTGGGGTAGCAGGATACTCACGACGAAACTTAGTCTCGCTCATAAGTATCAGCTTCTCACGGCGAAATGCAATATTCTCTTCATCCATTCCCGGATAAATACGGAGCAGCTCTTTTTCCTCGGGCTTCAAAATAATTCCCTCTGCGTTTGCCCGGTTCCTTGTAGACTCATACCATGGAAAGAATATGGTGAGGAGGTCATTATCCTTAACTGCCTTGTGCCATAGCTCTTCGAAGTAAGTGCCCGGCGCCCCAGTGGATTCTAAAATAACTTCAGTGCCAGGGAAGTTACCTACAGTCTCGACAACCGCAGCTACTACGTCCTCAGCATTATGCCAGTACGCCACCTCACTACCATGGAAGAGATGAGACAAATCTCCGCGACCTGCCTCGCTGCTTCGCGCCGTCGTCAATGAGTAGCTACCATGACAATATGGGAAGGTAAGTGAATTCGCCGAGTCCTCGCCTGCTTTGGGGCGAAGCTCGCCTGGCATCTTGGAATGAAACATCTTAACCATGCGGAAGAGTGCTTTCGTAGACTTATCCAGGTGGGTGGTGATTGTTGTTCGAATCCCGTCGCCGAATATTGTTTTATGGAAGAACCGGGCACCGATATATGTGCTCATCCCTTCACGACGTGGTTTCAGAATAATCGCCCGCACCTTGCCATAGTTACTAAGCTGCTGCTCCAGCATGTTGTGGAGTTTCCACTGGGTGTCATTAAACGACAAAAACCCGGTGCCACCCTGCTCCAGGGCAACAACCAGGCAATCATGCGCAAATGCCGGTAATTGGTGGGAGTAATACCTCGCCAACTCAACTGCTTTATTATCCACTACCCACCCTCTTAGCATGCAAGGCGTCTATGCCACTAAGCTGCACCTCGCTTTGTTGCACAGACTTGAAAGCTTGCACAGCAACGTGGTTACCAATCAACTTCAAAATATCCAGCTTATCAGGAAACTTGACCTTGCGAAGAAACGCGGCGACTTCGGTCCTTGACTTCATCTCTACAGTTTCAATTCCCGAAACCGCCTTCCTCCATTCTGGCGACCACTCACTAATGGGGAGGAGCATACCCTCGTCGTCATAAATATCGGCAATATCCATAGTGAGCCAAGTCACCAAGGTGCTAAGCACCTCGTCGCTTGTCATCGTCTTCAAAGTTTTTGGACGTCTCATAACCAAGCTCCAAGCGCTAAGCCACCAAGAAACGCAACAAGAATCCGCATCCCTTTACAGCACTCACAAGTGGTGCCGCTTTGCAACCAGACACAAAACCTCGCAACTGCCTCACTATATTTATCTTTGCCGTCGTGGCAAATATAATCAAATGGGCGACGAAAATATCGCACTATTTCAATATAGCTCATAGAAGCATTCCCTTCAAAACCTGAACCAACCCAATTTCAGAGGCAACGTAGAAAAGTGAAATCCCGACAACAGTAAAAGAAATCCTCTCAAGATACCGAATCATTGTGCGCTGCGTCTGCGCCAAGTCCTTAACCTCGTCACGTAGCGCTTCAATAGTTTGCCCTTGCTGTTGGACTAACAACTCTACAACACGAATTCGCGCCTCGTAGTCTGGCAGCAATGTTCGCGTATCATTCATCGCAACCTACCTTCAAAAGCTCAATGTATTCACGGAGGCGAAGCTCCCTCTCCACTAAGCGACTATACGCGCTGTCGCTAAGTCTGCTAAGCTCCGTCTCCATTACAAGTGGAAGACTGGGTTGCGGGGCGCATTGCAGTCTCTCATGGGGAGCAGTATAACAGGCGCAACCGCCAAGCAGCAAAGCAACCAAGCTACTTCTCAAAATGTTTCCTGCTGCCATTTTTAATTTCCTTCTCTGCCTCTTCTCTCATAGTCTGGTTGCGCCGAATGGCGGAGAGATATTTTTCCATTTGTTTCCGACTCTGCTCCAAGCGCAAAGCAGCTTCGCGACTTCGCCCCTCAGCAGCTTCGACTCTTCGCCTCATAGATTGTAATATAGTGAGGCAAATCACCAAAGCTCCGAAGAAGATAAAGCCACTCCACATTTTAATTCTCGCGAACATACTTTACCAACCTCCACGTGAGGAACCCCACTATGCCGCCAAGCACCAAGAACCATATCCATTGGGGAAAGACTTCACTCACTGCTTGGCGGACCTCGCCCACTGATCTCACAGTATCTGCGACACCTGCGCCCACGGCACCAAGTCCTGCTAGTGGGGCGGCGTACTCGTATACCGGAATACGGTTAGGTCCAACCGCCTTGCCTGAATAGTCCTGTGTCGTCTCCGAACCCTCTGCCCCTTGGTTGCCTAAGGGCTCGGTTGCCAGGCGACGACCTGAAGCCAACCGGGTAGCATTCAGCTCAACTTTGGCTATCCTTCGAAGCCAACCTTTGCCGAAGGTGCTCCAGGTATCCAATTTCTTCACGTATTTCCGCCGCGCCTCACAGAGGCAATGCACCAAGTCCACAGCGGACTTAGCTTTCACAGCAGCAAGTGTCTGTGAGCCCATGATGCCGTCCTGCGAAACCCCCAGGCAACCTTGCAGCTCTGCCACTGCGGTGCCTACCCCACTGTTGATTGCGAAATCCAGCATGGCGTAATCCAACCCACTGTGGAGAGAATCGAACCGAATGGGGGCGGCATAATCCTCACGATAAATCCTTGCGGCGTCCTCACGGGTAATTTTCGAAAGTGGACGGTCGTCGCTGTGAAGCTTTGCCCACGCCCTCCAGGTTTTGGCAGTAATTCCGAAATTCGTCTTTCCCCCACGGTCCTTGGGGTGGTCCGACCAACCGCCCTCACTGTCAAATACCAGAGCTAAAGCTATTTCAAAGTTTTCCTTCACTGGGCACCTCACTACCTCCATCACCGTGACAGTGAGGAGCGGATAATAAAAAACCCCATGGGTTCGCCATGGGGTGCCTTAACGGGTTTAGCAACCATACCACCCGCCCAACCGAAGCGGCGAGGTAACCTAGCTCCGCCCAGCACTGAACCCACTTTGGCGGTGGCAGCGCTGGAAGCCCAGCTCGGGACTGGAGGAGTCAACCGGCGGGATGCTATCCCGACCCAGTCCAGTCCGGAACTTGCCGTTGCTGGTCCGGAGCTTGACTGGGACCAACGGCGGATGGCGGTTGACGGAGCCATTGTGCCCCCCGACCCCCCGGTTGTAAAGTTAATTTTTGTTAATCTTTCCGGGCAAGAATTTTAGCAGTGAGCTCACTGGCTTAGCTGCCAAGCTGCCAAGCCCTCACGGTCCAACCGCCGTGGGGCTCTCGCATGTGCACGCGTATAGGCGCACGCATGGGGGGAGCTCACCGCCCCGGAGCTCGGCGACTTCGCCCCTTGGCGGTTGAAGCTATCCGTATTTCGAAATCCGAAATACAACCCCATTCTGTAATCCGAAATACAACCCTATTCTGTAATTCGAAATACAACCGCATTTCAGAGCACGACCATAAACCGAAATGCAACCATAAACCGAAATAAGTAATTTAGCTGCGTAAAAAACAAGACAACCGTAAGAAAGTAGAAAATAATACATTTACTCCTACAGGCAAAGCAAACTTAGTAACTACCTGCTTCGGGCTTAGTTTTTACCCTCCAAATGGGGGCGGAGATAAACTGCTGAAATCGCTAAGTGTCGTAGTAGAAAATGTGTAGTGTTTGTTTTATTTGTTGAAAAGAGCTCCTAGGAGCTCATAGAGGGGAAAAATAATAAATAAGTAATTAGTATAAAAGAAAAGCGCGATACACATGCGGGCAAATGCGCACCCGCACCTTGGAACTCCGCAACGCCCTGTTCCTGCTGAAGAAAAAAAAAGCCCTCGGATGCAAATTAGCCACTTTTTGTTCGACACCCTAAAATTTCCTCACGGTTTACACCCCCCATTGGTATGCCGAAATAGCTAAAAACAGCATTGATTTTATTAAGAATATCCGCCCCACTGTAAAGGTGCCAAAAAAGTTGCCTTCGCAGCAACGCCGCCGCGCGCACCTATAATTTCAATAACTTGCGCTAAAAAGTCGTATAGTTATAACATAACACTTTCCTTTGAAAGTTGACCCTCTCACTGTGGAAAATGTTATAGTATAACAAAAGTCACTTTTTAATAAAAAACGAAAAATCAATGGCTTGTAAAAATTTTCCGAAATATGAAATCCTAAAGTTTTGATATTAAGATACCCGGGGCAACAAGAAAAAAAAAATTGTGTGTACCTGGTTGTTTTAGTTAAGGAATTTAGGTATTGGTTTACCCCCATCGGGTACGCATTTTGCCCCCTATTGGTTTACCCCCACCGTGAGGGAGGGGGGGATATATACTTAGAACTTATTTTTTGCTATAATACAAATATGCGACCATAATTAAAAATATGGTCGTATTTCAGCTGTATTTAATTATTAAAAAACGAGGTAAAACCATGCAAAAATCCCGCAAAACCGAAGGGTTCCGCCGAAGAAACGCTTCAATCGCATTTCGACCCAACGGACGGAAATTAAGCAATAAAAAAGAGGCGGAGCTTAGTCGCCTAGCTATTTCGAAATTAGGCTCTAGTGGGCTTAATTTGGAAGACGCCAGGCAGCTTGGCATCGAAGTAGCAGGGGGAACCCAGATTTCGAAATTACACCCTTCCTTCCATGAGGTAGCGGCGCTTAAAATCAATTATTTCGACCTTGATGGTAGTCCTCTCTCCGATATTAAGGGTGCTCCCCCATTCTACAGAATTCGATATTTGAAGACTCTCACGGGCTTAGAGGACCTGGTAACTAAGCCTCAAAGATACGCACAACCCCCGCATACCCTGCCATTGGCGTACTTCCCGAGAGGTTATTTCGACTGGACGGAGCTTTCTATCGATACCTCACAACCATTAATCATTACAGAGGGCGAGCTAAAAGCTACCTGTGCCTGTAAATATGGCTTCCCCACTATAGGACTTGGTGGGGTTTACAATTGGAGGTCATATAAAATGGGGATAATGTTCCTCCCCATTTTGGAAAGGATAGATTGGCAACGGCGAAATGTCTATATATGCTTCGATTCCGATTACCGCTCCAACCCCATGGTCCTCCAGGCATTGCAAGATTTCGCCATGGAGCTTAGCGACCGAGGGGCATATATAAATATCGTCTCCCTTCCAGATGTTGAGGGGTTAGACAAGGTGGGGTTAGACGACTACATTGTGGCAATGGGCAAGACGGGCGTTTCCCAATTCCAGAATCTGCTTCATGAAGCTGAACCGTGGGGGTTAACCGGTCCACTGTGGGACTACAATAAGCGGTACATATATATCCGAAATCCAGGCGTCATTGTGTCGTTAGACAACCTCGCCCATAAGATAGCTCCAGCGGCTTTCAAAGAGCACCTGGAGACCGCCGCCAAGTACCCCGAGAGGATACTTAAGCCAGACGGTACGGTGTCTTATAAGCCCATTAACGCGTCCGCACAGTGGCTCCGGTGGGGGCAACGCCACGAGGCGGCGGAGCTCACTTATCAACCAGGCGGTGAGCGATATCTCCGCAATAAAAACTATCACCGCCCAGTATTGAACACTTGGGCAGGTTGGGGTATCTCCCCCACTAAGGGTTCAGTCCGCCCGTTCAAGCAGTTGCTTGAGCATTTATTTTCAGGCGCCGAGCCCGAAGCTCTTGAGTGGTTTATTAAGTGGATGGCGTACCCGCTACAGCACCCAGGCACCAAGCTGTTTACCGCTGCAGTAATTCACGGCATCAAACATGGTACTGGCAAGTCGCTCATTGGTTATACTCTCGCCCATATATACGGCAAGAACTTCACCGAGATTAGTCAAGCAGATATTCATGCAACGTTTAACGAGTGGGCGGAGTCAAAGCAATTCGTTATGGGCGATGATGTCACCGGTTCCAATAAGCGACAGGATTCAGACTTCTTGAAAAAGATGATTACTCAAAAAGAATTGCGTGTGAATATGAAGTATGTGCCGTCCTACACTGTTCCAGACTGCATTAATTATTTATTCACCTCCAACCATCCAGATTCATTCTTCTTAGAAGATGATGACCGCCGCTTCTTTATTCATGAGGTGATTGTTCCCCCACTGGAGGAGAAGTTTTATCGTAAATATATGAAATGGTTGGACAATGGTGGAGCAGCTCATGTGTTTGACTGGTTATTATCCGTGAATCTCAAAGGCTTTAATCCTTCTGCCCCCGCTTATAAGACAGTTGCGAAAGAAAGAATGATTGATGCAGGACGAAGCGACCTAGCGGCGTGGGTGCGACAATTGATGGTAGCACCGGACCAAGTGCTGCGCATTGGTTCCCGCCCATTTGAGCGGGATATTGCCACAGCAGCTCAGTTGCTTAGCTACTACGACGCCGAGGAGAAGACAGCAGTGACTGCTAATGGACTCGCTCGCGAGCTATCACGGGCAGGTTTTCTCCAAGCAAATGGTGGTCGCCCCGTTAAGTTGCCAAGCGGTTCGCAGCTTCGCTACTATATTATTCGCAACCAGGACTTGTGGGCGGACGCTCCCCACTCATCGTTGATAGAACACATTGAGCATGGTTGGATGCCGGTCAAGAGGTCGCGACGTCGCTACGAGCCAAGCTACGAGGACCTGGCGAGAGATGAAGCTCTTAAAGAGTCTCGCCCCAGGAAGCGGAGGGTTCGCCAGTGACGCCCTACCCGGTAAGAGTCTATCAGTCCTCCCACCTCCATCCACTGGCAAGAGTCTTCCCAGGTCCTGCTGGGGCACGAGGTTACCTAGCAGCTTATGGTTTACAGCGGAGTACCCCCTACTACGTCTGGGGCGTCTACGCCGCCAAGCTGCCAAGGTTTTGGTTTCCAGTTGGTTGGGCGGTCGCCGGTCACGTCGTCGCAGCTTGCCGCCTTTCCCACGCCAGTGACAAGCTCTTCCCGAGGTACTACCTCCTCCACTGGGAGGCAGAGTACACGCGACTTCTGGGGTACAATAATAAGGTGTACCGCTCGCCAGCTCGGGCGCTTACATTAATTAGTCGCAAGGTAAGGCGAGAGTGGGTTCAGTCCTCCATCCAGTTGCTGCCTTCGGGCTCTTGTGTAGTCCAGGTTCCCCCACTGGACGACCTTGTAGACCTGGTTTTGAGAGAAATAAACTCCAGCAGAAGCAAGGAGTTATGAAAAAAGTTGGTGATTTCTGAAAATAGCGGTTTACAAGATTCCGGAATATGCTATAATGACCACATCAACCAAGCACTGGTTGACACCGACAAAAAACTTAACGAGGACCAAACCATGAAATCTTTCAAACTGAAATCTTCTGCCCAACGTCAAGCTAAAAAAGACGGCATCGACAAAGCACTGTGGACCAAGCACATTGTCCAGATTGATGGACGGTGGGTACTGTACACTGCTGAAGAGTTAGCTGCTGCTGAGAAGTCTAAGAAAGCTGCTGAGAAAGCTGCCTCCACTGAAAAAGCTGCTCCTGCCAAGAAGCTTATTAAGAAGTCTGCCGAGAAAGCTGCCCCTGCCAAGAAGACTATTAAGAAGTCTGCCCCCACTGATAAAGTCGCCGAGAAGCCTAAGAAAGCTGCCCCTGCCAGTGAGTATGTGGGCACTGGAGTAAGAGGTCTAACCCGAGGTGCTGCGCGCATTGCTATTGAAAAACCAATCGGCAAATTCGTTAGTGACCTCATTCTCAAAGGGCTCTCCAACAAAGAGATTTACGAAGAGATGGTTGAAGAGTACGGCGCCCAATACGCCGCCGGCAAGAAGTGGTATGCCGGGTGGTACCGCCATGACATGAAAAAGAAAGGACTTATCTAATACCCACAGGCACATGGACGTGCCTCCCCAGTTAAACTTCTGTAACTTTCTGAAAATAGCAGTTTACAAAATTCTGAAATCCTGCTATAATAGCTCCGTCAACTGATGAAGTTGGCACTACTAAAAAACTTAACGAGGACCAAACCATGAAAACTACGAAAACTACGAACACTACGAGCACTGTATACTACGTTGAAGCTTGTGGGTACGCACAATTGACAACCGACGTCGAAAAGCTTAAAGCTAAATGGCAGAAGGAATATCCTTGCCTCACAGACGAGAGTATTGAAGTTACTGAAATCAAATACGCAACTGTGGAACAACTCGTGAAGAAGCTAAACAAGAAGCTTGATGAGCTTTGCGGCGGTGAGTTCGACGAAGACCAGCTTGAGGAATTATACTGATAATTACAAGGCATAAGGACGTGCCTCCCACAGGAGAACTACTATGAACATGAACATTGAACAATATGCCCAAGCCCTTAATGTACTATGTGCAGTCCAGCACAATGGCGAAGCTGATTGGCATCTTCCTGAGCGAGAAGCAGTTGCTAAAATTAAAGCCTCTGCTATTGAGAAGCTTGATAAGATTCACAACGCAGTGGCAGAGAATCAAAGCTGCACAGGAATGCTTGCTGTTGCCTACGTTTGTGATACAGAGCTTAATGTTATGGAGCCTTCACAATTTAAGTTTATGCTGGAGTCAACAATGACAGCAGCGCAGCTTAGAGATACAGCTCTCGCCATTTTAGACTACCTTGAAGCAAACCATAGTGAGGAGCTGAAAGAAGGCACTCTCAGAGGTGATGGTTATGTTGAAGAAATCATTGAGAATGAAGATAACCAACTCTTCTTCAGCACTGATATAAATATTGGCTAATATGCTAGGGCATAAGGACGTGCCTCCCAGCGAGGAGCTTAACATGAAATTTCTTAATGAAGATTTTGCAATTCGATTTCTAAACCATATTAACTTCCATATGTTCATAGACACGTATGGCACCCCATGGGATGACTTTCCAGAGTTATACGACGAAGATGGCGAGCACATGGACTACGACGTCTGGGCAGCTTGGGTGCGTAATAATGTACTTGGTTACGACGAAACTCGTGGTGGTAATGTTCTCCTCCCAGATTGGGCATTCAGAATCTTGTGTAAGATTGGTCCTGCTACCAATTTACCCGCGCTTACTAATCTTGACGACCAAGAAAGATTAGTAAGAGAGTACGCAGAAGCTTGTAGCTTAGTCGATAAGATTGCCCTGGAGCTACGATACTTTGAGGATAATATTGATAAAGGTAATACAGTAGGCGCCACTGATGATGCTATGAATGCTATCGCAGACGAGTTAGGGTGTCGCCCCATTGAAGCTTGCCTTGATAAATGGGCAGGGTTGGTAGAAGTTTAAGTTGGTCCGTTGACCTCCATGGAGGGAGGTCCTTTTTAAGGAGAAGCACTATGAATATTATGAAGGCGTACCTCGCCGGAAAAGAACAGAAGTCTGTAGAAGAAAGACTCAAAGCAGCTAAGCCACCGAGATTCGACCTCCTACCCACTGGGACACTTTGGGTTCTGGCAGGTTGGCAGAACATGAGTGGCAGGCGGGTAAGCAGGATTGTTGACTGCAGAGCGCAGGTTAGCACCAAGTACGACTGGCAATACACCCACTTGTTTGAAGTCGAGTATGCTGCTGGGAAGCCCAAGATTGTGGGCGTCTATGAGCGAGGTCGCGAAGCCACGTGGCAGCAACTGAACTCAGAAGAATTGAAGAGTCTTTTTAGTACCTTACAGAAGATTCACGCCCATACAAACGACAGCTACACGTGGCAGATAATTTTGATGCTACGAGAGCTGTTTCCTGAAACTAAGCATTTACATTATTCCTGAATTTGCTATAATGCAAATATTGCCTAGCTACTGGGCAGTAAAGAGTCCGTGAGGATAACCCCTCCCCAATGGGAGAAAACTTAACTATATGAGGTATACTATGAGTAATCTTAATCTTGACTTGGAAAAAATCCAAAGTGTTGTCGCTTCTGAGGCGTCGCGTGCTGTCACTGCAAATAACAAGCGTATCATTGCGCTGGTTAAGCAGTTTGCCAAGGACCTGATTGATGCTATTAACGAAGGAGCAGAAGCAGAAGCCGAAGATGCAGCTGCCAAACCTGCTGCGAAGAAGCCTGCTAAGGAAGAGAAGCCTGCTAAGAAGGCTAAAGAGGAAAAACCTGCCAAACCTACCAAAGAAGAGAAGCCTGCTAAGAAAGCTAAAGAGCCCGAGCCCGAGCTTGAAGATGAGGAGGAGGAAGGTGACAGCGTTTGGGACCTGCTAGATGAGGTGTCGGATGAGGAGATTGAGGACTCCGACTACATGAAGCTGTCTGAAGCTAAGCTGAAGAAGGAATTGAAGGAGCGTGGCATCGACGATATTCCTGATGATGCTGAGAAACCTGATTTAGTCGCCGCCTTGATTCTCCTTGACGAAGATGAAGAAGGTGAAGAGGAAGAGTGATAGCAGTTGGGCGAGTGTAACAGCTCGCCCATTTAGTTGCTTCCCATGCGGGAGCGCGAATTGAAACAGTGAGGAAGAATATGAAAGCGTATCTTGTGTCAAGTAACGGCGAGTACACGATCGCCCCCACCCAGGCAATTGCGAAGTCTACCAAGCATACCCTTGTTGCTAAGGGTGCTAAGAAGAATGAGGTATCCATTACGCAGTTGGATATTCCTGTACCCAAGCCTGCGTTTATCGAATGGCTTAACGACTTAATCGCCTCGCTGCTTAGCGGCGAAGAGTCTGGTCGCCCAGTACAAAGTGCCCCTTGGGAAGACGATGATGAACCTGAAACAAGCAAGACAGCTGCTAAACCTAAGCGACTCGGCAAGCGTCGCAGAGGTTAAGAGAGCTTATCATGCTGCTGCGAAACTAAGCCACCCGGACCGTGGTGGCTTAGCTGCCGAGTTCGCAAGGCTTAATCAGGCATATAAGATAGCGCTCGCCCATTGCGGCGAAGAGAGCTGCCCCCACTGTGGTGGTAGTGGCTTCGTAGAGGTTACTGTGGGTTGGGAAACTTTCAAGAAGAGGTGTAAACATTGTGGTAATAAAACCAAATCTTGCCGCGGCGATTAAAGGTGAGGAAGATATAAAATCTTGGCCCGTATATGTGTCCCCTAAACTGGACGGTGTGCGGGCTTTAATAGTAAATGGCGTTGCCCAAAGCAGAAGCGGGAAGCCGATACCGAATAGTGATATTCAACAGTTGTTTGCCGATGGTAAGCTTGATGGTCTGGATGGCGAGCTAGTATGCGGTCCTCCATATGAAGAGGGTTGCTACAATCGTACTACCTCACAAGTCATGAGCGTCCAAGGTGGCAGCGTAGGCTTGGTCTATTACGTATTCGATTGCTGGGATGACCAGCACATGACCTGGGATGAGCGGCTTAGTGGCTTGGAGGCTGAGCAGCAGGACTTCCCCCCATTTGTCAAGTTACTGCCCCAGAAGTTGGCTCATAGCTGGGAGGAGGTTCTTCAGTGGGAAGAGCACTGGTTGACCCAAGGCTACGAGGGTTTGATGCTACGAGGGCTGAATTGCATGTATAAGCATGGGCGAAGCACGATTAAAGAAGGCGGACTGCTGAAGCTGAAACGCTTTGAGGATGCTGAAGCCACGGTGATTGAGGTCCTCCCACTAATGGAGAACCATAATGCTGCAGAGATTGGTGAGCTTGGGCAGACAAAGCGAAGCAAAAAGAAAGCTGGGCTCCGAGCAGCTAAGCAGCTTGGCAGCTTAGTGGTGCAGGACAAAGAGGGCAGGCAGTTTAATATTGGTAGTGGCTTCACCCAGCAGACTCGCATTACTTACTGGAAGAATCGTCGCAGCTTAGTGGGCTTGGTAGTTAAGTATAAGTTCCAGCCCACTGGGACCAAGGACCTTCCCCGCTTCCCGGTATTTTTAGGGTTTCGAAGTAAGCTCGATTTATAATTTTTTCTGTAAACCGCTATTTACAGAGAGGGCAAGACTTGCTATAATAGCCCTACGAACAAACAAGAGGACACAAAATGGCAATACGTAGAAATAGCAAAAAGCTGGGTGCCCTGGCGGACGAGTTGTATGAAACTCGGGAAGCTCGGTTGGCACTGCAGAAACAAATAGACGCACTGGCAGCAAGAGAAAAAGAGATTAAGGATTACTTAATCGATACTCTTCCGAAGAGTGATGCCAGTGGTATTAGCGGTGCGAAAGCCCGTGTCACAATAGTAGTTAAGGAGCAGCCCACAGTAACAGACAAGCAAGCGTTTTGGGATTATATTAACGACCATGAGGCTTACGAGCTAGCACAGGTCCTTCGCCCATCAGCCCCCGCCATTAAAGAGCGGTGGGAGAATGGCGAAGAAATTCCGGGCATTGATAAATTCAATGCTGTAACCGTTTCAATAAATAAGGTGTAAAGATAATGGCCCACAAAATAACAGACTCCTCTGAACAGGAAACAAAAACTAACTTATCCCCAGCGGACTTCCTTCTTTTGTCTAAGGAAGGTCCTGAAGATGATGCTGAAATATCAAAAGCTTCAGTAGAAGCAATCCGTAAAGCTGCAGCAGAATTACAAAGCTTCATTGCAACAACAGCTAAGGTAAATGCTTTTATAATTATCGCAGCAGGTGAAACCGAAGAGAATGCTGAAGGTCATTCCCAAAATGCACTGCTTCAAGCTTGCTTTGGCACAGGACTTGCCTCACATACTTTATTGAGGTATCTCATAAAGCGCAATAGCGAGCTTAGTGAAACACCTATTGCTGTATTGGAGGAGCGATATAATTTTATTGAAGCTGTAATTAACGAAGCAATAGAAGAGGTAGCGGGAGCAAAAGATGAGTAATTCTTTTTCGGATAACGATGTTCGCGTGCTGCTCCAGGAATTTCCGGAAGTTGATACTAAGGATGCAGCGGACGCCAGGTCCGGTCTCCAGGTTGCATTGCAAGACGCGCAGAAACTACTGGAGGCAGACGAGATAGGAGCTTATGTCTTCTTAGGTATCTCTCGTACAAAGCAAGGGGCTTTAGGTAAAGCTTTCTGCCTCCAGTGTGTCGGCGGCAGTGCTATTGCAACCCACACACTATTACGTGTTGGGCATGCAGCTGTGAAAGACTTATATGATTGTGGGCCTCTTGAGTTAGAGGCAGAGTATAAAAAATGGTAAGAGAGGTGGGCAATGGCAATTAAGAGAAGGAAGTTGGGTGACAAGAAAACTGGGACCGCTGTGGTCCCATGGGATGAGGAGCTTGCCAAGTTTGCTGCTGAGGAGGCAGCGCAGGAAAAGCCAGCAGGTGGTAAGTTCTTCTCCACTGCTGGCGGGCAGCTCTCCATTGGAGGTAATTCAGTTAAGAATAATGAGCTGATATGTGTAATCGTGGACCATGCTTACGACTACACATACTATGAGGGCAGGTACGACCCTGATAGCCCGACCCCGCCGAAGTGCTTCGCCCTAGGCCACGACGAGAAAGAGATGGCACCCCATGAGAGTGTTGTGGAGCGCGACCAGGAAGAAAACGACCAGTGTAAAGGTTGTCCTATGAATGAATGGGGAAGCGCTGAAACTGGTAAAGGTAAGGCATGCCAGAATCGACGTCGCCTGGCGTTGCTGCCCTGCGGTAGTATCGACAAGCACGATAATCTGGAATTAATCGAGGACCTTGCCCACTACCGTAAGGGCGAGATTGGTTATCTTCGCATCCCAGTAACATCACTGAAGAACTACTCAAACTATATTAGAGAGTTGGCAGCAACCGAGAAGCGACCAGCTTTTGCTATGGTAACTCGTATCTTCATTGAAGCTGACCGCAAGACGCAGTTCAAGATTTGCTTTGAGGCAATTGACAGACTGCCTAATGAGATTACAGAAATCATATATAAGGAGCGTCGCCCGGTTGTGCATGATGAGATTCTCTTCCCATATAATCTGGACTTTACCGAGGCGGAGGAGGAGAAGCCTGCCCGTAGTAAACGGTCACGTAAATATTAAGGTGGCAAGATGGCGTATGGAGTATCAAGAGAGTGGGTAGAACTTAATGAGAAGCTCCTCTCCACAGAGGACTTAGCATACTGCCAGCAACTCATAGAAGAGGAGCGGCAGTATAAGAATCGTAAAACTTATCTTCGCCGAATACAGAGCCGGGTTAACCGGCTCCAAGCCCGGCAAGCTTTGGAGAAACTTGATGTTAAAGCCAACAACGATTGACTTTGAAACTATGGGAATTGAAGGTCGCCCCAATTACCCGCCTATCCCAGTGGGGGTGAGCATTAAAAAGTGGGGGCGACCTTCTAAGTATTATGCTTTTGGGCATCGCTGTGAGAATAACTGCAGCTGGGGGGAGGCAAAGGAATTACTTGAAGAAGCCTACGACACTGAAGATGGTATCCTCTTCCAGAATGCTAAGTTCGACTTGGACGTGGCGGAGGTGCACATGGGTATTAAGATACCAGAGTGGCAACGTGTCCACGATACTATGCTGCTGCTTTTCTTAGACGACCCCAACCAGCTTGAGCTTTCTTTGAAACCTGCCGCCAAGCGGCTTCTTGGCTGGGAACCGGAGGAGCAGGATGCTGTAGCCCAATGGCTAATTGATAACCCGCCAGCTAAGGGTGTTAAGGTAAGCAAGGGCGGTAAGTATCCTTTCGGAGCTTATATCGCCTACGCGCCTGGCAGCCTAGTCGGGAAGTATGCTAACGGCGACGTCGACAGAACCGAGGCTATCTTCAAGCTGCTATACCCTCGAATAGTGGAAGCCAGTATGCTCGATGCCTACAACCGTGAAAGGCAGCTCCTCCCCATCCTGCTGGAGATGGAGCGGCAGGGTTTACCTGTTGACCTGCCTCGCCTAAGAGAGGACCTAGCTATGTACCGCCAAACACAGACTACTGTGGATAAGTGGGTGCGTGACCGACTGGGGGCAGATGAGGAATTAAACCTTGATTCTGGGGAGCAGCTCTTTAATGCCATGCTCATGGCGGATGTTGTTGACAAGGGTCAAGCACTTCTCACCCCCACTGGTAAGTACCAAACAAACAAAGATGCCCTGCTGCTGGCGGTAACAGACGACGTACTACTCGCCATGTTACAGTACCGCTCACAGTTAAAGACTTGTGTAGGTACTTTCATGGGGCCATGGTGCCAAGTGGCTGAGCAGTCTGGCGGCTTAATCTATACCACGTGGAACCAGGTCAAAGCGCCCAAGGGGCCAGGCGGCGTAGGGGGTACACGCACAGGCAGACTGTCTTCCACCCCTAACTTTCAGAATATCCCGAAGAGCTTTAAGTCCCACTTTAGAACAGAGGAAAACCCAGATAAGCCGGTTGCGCCTATTGAGCTACCGCCATTGCCGAAGATTCGCAGCTATATAGTAGCTTTCCCCGGTGAGGTATTGGTGGACCGTGACTTCTCCCAGCAAGAGGTGCGTATCCTCGCCCACTACGACGGAGGGGAATTGCTTTCTCAATACCAGGCTGATGCTTGGGTGGACTTCCATACTAGCACCCAGCAGAAGCTGGCAGAGCAGGGTAAGGTGTATGAGCGGAAGTTCGTTAAGACTGTGAACTTCGGACTTATATATGGTATGGGTAATGCTGCCCTCGCCACCGACCTTGGTATTACAGTGGAAGAGGCTACGAAGCTAAAGAAAGATATTCTCAGCCTCTACCCCGGTATCAAAGACTTGTACAAGGATATGAAGGCTTGCGCTAAGACTCATACACCCATACATACATGGGGAGGGCGACGATACTACTGTGAAGAACCCAAGATGGTGCAAGGCAGGTATCGTGAGTTCGATTATAAGATGGTGAACACCCTTATCCAGGGCTCTGCTGCTGATTGTACTAAAGAGGCAGTTATTCGTTTCTATAATGCGAAGAAACCTGATTGGCGGATTCTTTTGAATGTGCATGACCAAATAACCGTCTCCGTCCCACCAGAGGATATGGAAGAGGCTATGGAGGTACTACGCACCGCCATGGAGAGTATCGCATTTGATGTTGATATGCTAAGTGAAGGTTCTGTGTCCACCACTAACTGGGCAGAGCTAGCTAAATACGATGATAAAGGAAAGGTAGTTTATGAATCCGCTTGACTTCAGACTTAACTTGAACCGCGCAGAGGTGCAACGTTTCTTCCATTACTTGTATCTTCGCAACGCAGTATGGCGACAGCGGTTAGACAAGCAGCCTATAGACTATGAGGGTGACAACATCCTTGCCAAGTACAAGTTTATGAATATCTGGCGGGAGCTAGATACCTTCTCCCAGTGGGAGATAAATGAAACACGTGATAAGGTGCTGTCTTATGCTGTGCTGGCTATCATAGTGGGGCGGATGGTACTGAACCCCGTAACTGCCAGATTCTTAATAGACGGCGGTAGTGACCTCTCACGTAATGAGCTTGCTCAGTTTCTGAGGGATACTTTTGACCGACCAGAGCAGGCAGTGGGCGACGCTATTGAGAGGTACGATACCAGTAATTGGGAGTCGCTTACTGCGCAGCTACTACGCTTCCGTAGTCGGGTAGACGCGCAACGACTGGATATGCTTTACGCTGCTATTGAGTATAATATTTACACCCCCCATGAGCTGATGGAGCTGGTTCAGAAGTTGTTTAAGGTTACAGCTTTTGATGCTTATGAGATTGTTACTTCCTTCACGTACATGGCGAGAAAGGAAATTACAGAGAACCATATTTACCACATGGGGCATGGCGCCCGCCCAGCTTTGGCTATGCTATATGGCTACCAGGTCCCTACGGAGTATGAGTACCTGGCGCTTAGCAGCTTAGCCTACGAGGTCAAGTGGCACTTGGAGCAGGGTATTATTCCTAGCTGGGAGTGGATACCACAAAGCATGCAGGGCAACGTTATGGCTAGTGAGCCGCATAAGTGGACACTCCGCACCATGGAGGACGCACTATGTGAGTTTCGCAAGTATGAGAATATTTATCGTGGTGGCCCAGGTCGCCGTCTTTATAATAAGGAGAAAGTATGAGCAGTATATTCACCGCTCCAATAGGCAAGCTTCGTTATATCTTAGTCACTGATAACGACTGGGATACAATAGTTGAAGCAATGGGCGAGATAGAAATGGAACCCCACTATGCAGATGATGTTATTAAGCAATGGCACGGGAGTGTTGCCCGTACTCATATCTGGGAGAATCATGAGTGGGTAAATATCGTAGTGCGCTACGACTGCCAGCGGGAAGGCAATATCCTACAGAAGCATGCGGTCCTTGCCCACGAGGCAATGCACATTGTCCAAGAGATTTTCCGCCATGTGGGGGAGGAGGCACCGGGTGATGAAGTCCAGGCTTACTTCCTGCAAGAGGTCTGCTATAACTTGTTCGCAGAATTCCAGGAGCAGACTAGTGGCGAATAAAGTAACAGCTTGGTCATATTCTCGGTATACTACTTACAAGCAGTGCCCACTAAAGTTCTACCTTGCTAACATTGCCAAGATAGCAGAGCCACCCAACCCGGCAATGGAGAGGGGCAGTGAGATACATAAACTAGCGGAAGACTATATTAACGGCAAGCTAGCTAAGATGCCTCCAGAGCTAGGTAAGTTTGCGAAGATGTTCCGCCAGTTAAAGAAGGTACGCAAGAAAGTATCTTCCGGCATGGCAGTAGAGGACACGTGGGCTTTTACCAAAGACTGGAACGAAACCCAGTGGAATAATTGGACACAATGCTGGGTACGCATTAAGCTAGACTGTGCTGTTTATGAAAACGAAGATACCCTCATAATCAACGACTGGAAGACGGGTAAGTTTCGCCCCCAGCAAAACGCGGATTATGTGGAGCAGCTTGAGCTCTATGCCCTGGGCGCGCTTCTTCTCTATGAGGATGTTGAAGTAGTGAAACCCCGGCTAGTTTACCTTGATGAGGGTACTGTGTTCCCAGCCCCAGGTAGCCCTGAGGAGAAGTCTCTTACCTTCTACAGGAGGGATATAGACAGGCTCAAGAAGCTATGGGAGAAGCGGGTGAAGCCTATGTTTCTTGATGAGTCATTTGCACCCCGCCCCAATAATTTATGCCGCTGGTGTTTTTACCGCAAAGATAATGCCGCCAATGGTGGCGGACAATGTGAGTACTAAAAATGGTAGATGAAGTAGATAAGACAGTTGAAGAGATGGAAGTAGCCGAGGCGGCCAAGCTGCGTAGTATCCAGGCAGCTGCGAAAGCTATACCGACTGGGCATCCCGGTGAGTGTGAGCTATGTGGGGAATACTTCACCAGACTTGTTAGGGGGGCATGCGCGCGATGCCGCGACAAGCATGGGCTACCCTAGAGCGGGATATAGAAAGAAGAGCTTGTCATGAAGCCGCTAAGTGGCTGGGCGTCGACAGCATTAAGCTAGATGTTACTGGGCGGCGTGGCTGCCCAGACAGGCTCTTCCTCCTCCCACTGGGGCAAGTATATTTTGCAGAGTTCAAACGCCCAGGCGCTAAGCCGCGCCCAATACAGCAGTATGAGATTGAGCGGCTAAGCCGCCTGGGTTTTAATGTAGGAGTTTTTGATAATGTTGAGAAGACGATGCAGACGCTCATTGAAACAATTGAGAGAATGGGAGCCTCACAATTACCAGAAGGAAGCAGTGAAGTTCTTAATAGAGCGAGGCGGCGCTGGTTTATTTCTTGACCCAGGCCTTGGCAAGACTAGTATTACTCTTGCTGCCATTAAAATAATGAAGGACCGGGGACTGCTGTCCAAGGTACTGTTACTCGCCCCACTACGAGTATGTAAGTTAGTATGGCCAGAAGAAGTTAAGAAGTGGGCTAACTTCAACGGCTTGAAAGTGGCGGTGCTACACGGCCCCCATAAAGATGAGCTACTACAGGAGCCGGCGGATATTTACGTTATGAATCCCGAAGGGCTTGAGTGGCTGGCTAAACCACTAAAGACAAAAACCAAGCAGGGCAAGACGTCTATTTCAGTAGATGTTAACCGATGGAAGCAGTTCGGCTTTGACACGCTGGTTATCGACGAGCTTAGTAAGTTCAAAAACCCGCAGTCAGTGAGGTTCAAGATACTCAAAACTGTACTTCATACCTTCGCCCGCAGGTGGGGGCTAACAGGTTCTCCTGCCAGTAATGGGCTGATGGACCTCTTCGGTCAGTGTTATTGCCTTGATATGGGGCGGAGCCTGGGGCAGTATATTACCCACTATCGCTCCCAGTATTTCAACCAGGGTTTCGACGGTTTCAGCTATGAGATAAAGCCGGGTGCTGAGGAGGCTATCTACAAGAGAATATCCCCACTTGTTCTACGTATGGGTGAAGAGCTCATTGATATGCCCAAAGCAGTGGAGAGGGATATTACTGTGGAGCTGCCGCCCAAGGTTCTTAAAATTTACAAGCAGCTTGAAGATGACTTCCTCACTAAGATAGGCGATGGGGTTATTACTGCCCGCTCCGCCGCCACTGCCAGCATTAAACTACGGCAGGTAGCCAGTGGGGCTGTGTACAAAGATGAGGATACTGAGGCCCTTATTAAGTTGAAGAAGACAGAGCGTGAGTGGTACGACCTCCATGATGCAAAGCTAGAGGCGCTACGTGACCTAGTGGAGGAGCTGCAGGGCCAACCGCTTTTGGTGGCTTACGACTTCAAGCATGACCTTGAGAAAATACAGAAGGCCTTCGGTGGGAAGCTGCCCTACATTGGGGGTGGTGTGAGCCCGGCTCGGTCATTAGAAATAGCGGATGCGTGGAATGCAGGGCGAATCCCTTTGCTGCTTGGCCACCCAGCTTCCATGGGGCATGGTTTGAATTTACAGGCAGTGGGCAAGCACGTCTGCTGGTTCTCCCCCACTTGGAACTATGAATTGTATGACCAGTTTAACCGCCGTATCCGGCGGCAAGGCAGCCAAGCAACTCGGGTATATATCTACCGTATCATTGCGAGAGATACTATTGACAAAATAGTTGCCACTGCTCTTAAGTCTAAGCGGCACGGGCAGAATGCTTTGTTTGAGGCCCTTAAAGATTTGCAGAATAATCTGTAAATAGCTATTTACAAAATCCCGAAAGCTTGCTATAATAGCCCTGTAAACAAACAAGAGGGCATTATGCAAACACCAGACTACACAGTTGACATCGGAGAGAATATCTTCTACATTATTTCTAGCTGGCGGAGAGCAGCCAAAAAAGCTGGTTGGTCTTCAGAGAAGATAGAGAAGGTACTCACTAAGGCAACATCAGCATCTTCATACGAAGAAGCAATGGATGTCATTGCGGAGAACTGCAATGGATATTGAGTACAAGCCTGGCGGAGTAGACGACACCTTTGAGTATGAGGTAGTCCCTTCACAAAAAGAAGAAGGTTATATTCTTCGCCATGGTCAAACTGTACGCGGCGAGATACGACTCAATGCGTATAACAAGGTGATACTACAGTGGTATTCACTGGGGCCGATACCGTTGGACCAGGCCAAGGCTTGGTTGCGTGGTATCGTTGATTTAATACTAATGGGCGAGGAGCTCGAAAGTGAAGCTAAGAAGAAAGTTAAACACGCAAAGCCAAAAAGCAAAGGGCGTATGGTTCGGCCCAAATAAAGAAATGGTGATTATGCTTACCGGTGGGAAGGGAATACACCTTCCTGCCAAAGGCAGTATTTTTATGCACCACTTTGAGGAGGGCGACCTTAAGGACTGGTCCGAGAAACCAGACTACCCGGTAGACAAAGCTGTTGATATTTTTGTTGCGTATGGTAAACTCATTGGGGCAGACGACGAAGCTCGTACTGCTTTGGCAGGCATCAAGAACATCAACAAGGACTATCTTGAAATGATGAAAGAGAGGTACGAGCAACCTTATACCCGCCCAGTAAAGAAGAAAACTGAAGACGCTATTATCGACACAGCCACTACCACTAAAGCTAAGGGTGGCTATAAGAGCATGGCAGACTTTGTCAAGCAGCACCTCCAACAAGGGCTTACTGATGAAGAAATATTGAAAGCTATGCGGGAATTCTATGGGGACGATGTTAAAGGCAAAGAGTACTACCCTAAATACTATCGGCAACGGTTAGAAATAGCCGAGCCCAAAGCAGCTAAGCCACGTCGTAGCTTAGCTAAACGTAAACTACGGAGAAAATAATATGAGTATCTCACAAGTGAAAGAGTTTCACGAGAAGTTCGGCCTTCCCACTGGGGAGAGTGATTGTCTTACTACCAATATGGCAGTGGCAGAGTTTCGGCTTGCATTCATACAAGAAGAGCTGGATGAGCTTGACGAAGCAATGCTAGCGGGCGACCGTGTAAAAATGTTCGACGCCCTGCTTGACCTTGCTTATGTGGTTTACGGTACGGCACTCTTTATGGGTGTCACCCCAGAGCAGTGGGAAGCCGGGATGTCTGCTGTTCACAAAGCGAACATGGCGAAAGAGCGTGCCACTGATGATAGCTCTAAGCGAGGTACTAGCTTAGACGTGATTAAGCCTGAAGGTTGGGTAGGCCCGGAAGAAGAGCTGGCCCGGATTCTGGGAGAAGAATAATGTTGTCTAAGTCTATCACTATTTTCGAAGGTGTTGACGGTGCTGGTAAAACAACAGCGGCTAAGCGTTATGCCAAAGCTACTGGAGCGAAGTACATTGCCTTCAAGGAATACCCGCACATGGGGTCTGGCTATAATCGCATGTATCTTGAGGCAATGCTGCCAGCCCTTATGGGGTGGGAGGGTATTGTCTTTGACCGCAGTTGGCTTAGCGAGTGGCCTTACGCCGATATCTACCGCAATGGACAACGTCGCCTTACATTGCATGCCCAGCGCGTTCTTGAGCGTGTTGCGCTTCGCTGCCAGACTTGTGTGGTGCTGTGCAACCCCGGACTTGAAGCTATTGAAGAGTCCTATAGACAGCGGCAGCAAGATGAGATGCTTAAGAACATGGACCAAGTACGGCAGGTGTATAATGCTTACCTCTACCCACATACAGCGCTTCCCATTATTGGCTATGACTATACACTCTATCCGCAAGAGGAGGGAGATATTCACCTTCTCTCTGGCATTATGAAGTCACGCACACAACCGGTAGAGCACTACATACCGGTGGTAGGGACTCAGCGGGCAGTACTAATAGTGGCCGGGAAATACCACCACCCAGTGGCCGAGTGTAATCTTCACACCCCCATTCCGTTTACAGACTTCAATGAGGCAGGGCGGCTTAGTCACTTAACCTCATTGCTAGAAGAAACCCATGTGAGAGAGTATAAAATAATGTGGGTGGATACTAGCTGGGAGCACTCACATGAGTTGCTTGGCGAGTACCCGAATTCTTATGTACTGGCGTTAGACGAGGATGCTACCAAGCTGGCTTTACAAACTCGTCCGCGGGAGAAGATTGCAGACTTACATAATGTGTTCTCACGCACAGAATATAACAATGCCCAGCATTTACTTCGTCGTGTATCAAGTACTTCTTTTGGTGACCTCTATGGAAAATAAATTCTGGACTTTAGACTGGGTATCCTTACTCAAGGCCCTTATTGAACACGGTGAAATAGTCTCTCCCCATGGGGTAGAAACACTTGAGTTCCTTGGCATGTCTGTCTCCGCAGATATGAAGTATCCTGTGCTAATGGAGGAGGGGCGCAAGTTAAGCTATTCCTTCATGGCGGCAGAGGCATACTGGATTCTTACTGGTGATAGCTTAGTGGATAACATCGCCCCATATAACAAGAACATTTCGCAGTTCAGTGATAACGGCTTTACTTTCTTTGGTGCTTACGGACCCAAGATTGTTTCGCAAGTTGATTACGTGGTGGCTAAGCTGCTTGGCGACCCGGACTCTCGGCAGGCAGTGCTCACTATATGGCGCGAGAATCCTCCCCCCACCCGCGACGTGCCATGCACAGTGGCAATGTCCTTTCTGATTCGCGGTGGCGAGCTTCACTGTCATACCTTCATGCGTAGCAGCGACGTCTGGCTGGGCCTGCCCTATGATGTTTTCAACTTCTCAATGGTGGCAGCCTACGTCTGCGCTGCCATTAACGAGCAGCAGGCAGAGAAGATAACTCTCGGAAGGCTGAAAGTTACTGCAGCCAGTATGCACCTCTACACTTCTAACCTCGCTGCGGCTACTAAGTTGCTACGCGACTTAGAGAAGCCTAAAAACTACGAGTGCACGGAGTTACCGCCGGAGCTATACCATAACCGTCGGTCATTGCTTGAGTATCTGCGTACATTACGCGATAGCAAGCCGGGTAGTATACTGCGCTGGTGGGAGAAGTAACGTGCGCCCCAGCCAGCAAGAAGTGGCAATGCAGATAGCGGTTATCGTAGCCCAGCGAGCTACATGTTGCCGCCGCCGAGTGGGCTGTGTCCTACTTAATCAGCGTGGCCACGTAATGGCAACAGGCTATAACGGGGTTGCTAGTAAGCAGCCCCACTGCAATGACTGCGTGGATGGGGAGTACCCCCACGCATGCCAAGGGGCCTGGTTGCCTAGTGGGGTAGGACTTGATTCTTGCCAGGCAATTCACGCAGAACAGAATGCCCTACTGCAGTGCAGTAACGTGTACGAGATACATAGCTGCTTCGTTACTTTGTCGCCTTGCGTAACTTGCTGCAAGTTGTTGCTAAATACTTCTTGCCAAGAAATATACTTCTTAGAAGAATACATAGATACTTCTGCCCGCCACCTGTGGGAAGCTGCAGGACGGGTATGGTCTAAACTGGAGATGCAAAATGAGCTGGCAATATCAGCCCTCAAACAATACATGGCAGGGGAGCCTCATCCCTACGGAACCTGGCGAAATGATAACCAGAGAAATAAAATATCAGACGCCAATTAAGTCTGCCCCACCCACTGGGTATACTGTATGGATTACAGATATAGGGCTGCTGCAAATGGTTACTTGTGAGCGCTGGCAGGGTAGTATAATTCAGAAACAGTTCTTGCAGCGTGGGTTGGTACACGCCACCCGGGAAGCAGCACTGAATCACGCGAAAGCTTTAATTGGAGAGTGTAATGACAAGTGAAGATAACATACCACTGGGCCATGTGCATGCAGAGCTTATGGCTTTATACGCAGAAGACGCAGCCAAGACAAATGACCCGTGGACTAGGTGGGCGGCGCAGGGCCAGACTAAGAGTTTCACAACTGCATGGTTTAGGCTAACTAGTAACCCCACCTGGGACCCAAAAGTTAAGTACCGCCGTATCTACGATATTGTCACGCGTACGTTATCCTATGCTCGCCCATTGAGTTCTCGGCCCAAGCCTTATCAGACTTACTATACCCCGGACTTCGAAGTAGACTGCGGGTACCGCAGCTATAACTGGAATGGCACAACTAAGGATAATAACTTATTCGCCTCCGAGTTATGCTTCGCAACCGCAGACGAGGCAGCGAGCTTTACATTTGCCATGCGCCGCCGCTTCAATGGGTATGAGCTAGAACGCCCGGAGAACTGGAAGGCAGAGGACCATAAGAAGGCTTGCGTATGAGTATCGCCCACGAGGTGGCCAAGCACTATGCTGAAGAGCTTGAGTCTACTAATAGTAAACCCATGGCGGTAAACCATGCCTGTAAGGTCGCCACCCAGAAGGGTGGTGTGTACCACCAAGAAGGCATGTATAGCTTCGAAGATGGAAGCGTAATTTCAATTAAACTTGAGGGCATTAACGTATGGACAAAGAACTCCAAAGCCAAATTCATGTAGTCACTGCGTACTTTGATATTGGGTGGCATGGCCGCCCAGGTACTGCGAAGCGAAGTAATGACTGGTACCTCACTAACTTTGCCAAGCTGGCTCAGCTACAAAACCCCATGTCTATTCTTACACAAGAAAGTTTCAAGGACCAGATAAGTGAGATTCGTGGTAATGATAAGCCCTCCTGGCTTTTTGCTTACGACGACCTTGATTTAACTCTTGCCAAAAATATTATGGCATGGCAGGAGAAGCCAGTACAGGATGACCTCCCGCTTAAGTATATCTTCCTTATGTGGTGTAAGCCTACTTTCATTGCGGCAGTCTATAAGCACCATGGGGCCGAGCAGCCAAGCCACTATGCTTGGGTAGACTTCGCTGGGCTACGCCACTACGCTGTAATACCCCATACACCGATTGTCCCCCATAAGTGGGAGTACGATTTTAGCAAAGATACGGTTACTCTATTTTCTACTTATGACAGTATTCGTAAAGAGGACCGTATTTGTGGGAGCGCCTGGGTAGTGCCAAGCCACTTGGCCACTTGGCTGGCAGAAGCTTTCATCAAAGCCGCAATGCAGCTGGCCTCGAAAGAAGGTTTCTACGACGACGAGTATGTGCTCGCCCATTTAGTGAAGGAGCACCCTGACAAGTTCACTGTTCTCCCATTGGGGAAGGACAATTTCTTTGGCGCGCTTTCTGTGTACAATAAATGGGAGGATAAATAATGTTCCTCCACATGGTAGCTTGGGCTTCAATAATTTGGTTTCCCAGTATGTGTTATCTTCTTACAAGAAGAGGGCCCGGTGAGAAGGGCCCTGAAGCTGCGGTACTAATTACGATGGTTTATTTTGGGTTAGTAATTGGGGGAGCTATTATTCATGGCTCACAACCTCAGTGTCCCAGCTGTGAGGTTTTAACTGAACCTGAAAGAAGCCAACTTTTGTGTCGCCTTCAAATAGGTCTACCAGATAACGGCCAGGGGCCAAACTGTAAAGCAGTGAATCCCATTCGAAAATAATCTCGGTACCCTGCAGTGTAGCAGGGTATTCTAACAGGTGGGTGATAGTGCCCGCCTTTCTTATTCTTCCGACCAGCTGGTCTGGCCAGCCCTGCTTCCTGCATACCCCGTAGAGGGCAATGCGGGTTTCTTTAACAGACTCGTCTACTATTACTGGTGCTTTCATTTCTTTCTCCTAGTTTGTTCTTCATAAAGATTAACCATGTTAGCCTGCAGTACCTGCATGGCATCATTGAGTTGCCGCTCAGCCGCTTGGCGCTCGGCCCCGTGGAGTCCTTCACGTACTTGCTTACGATACTTACGCAACTCACGCAGCTGTGCCTCTACAGCATCAAACTGTTTCTTGTACCCGTAGCTTCTCATGTAAGCGTCTGGACTCTTGCCGCGTTTATTGGCGTCCATTAACCGGTTGTATTCGTCTGTCACCTCCATACGGTACTCAAAATACTTCTCGCGGGTAATGGAGGGGGAGGCTTGTGTTAGGCCACTCAGCATCGGTATATTCCGCCACCATGAGGAAGTAGGCGGCTCACCCGTCCCCGTGGTGTCAAGGAAGAGCTCCGTGCCAGAAACCACATCACGACCAAGCCCGCCGAAAGCAGTCTCTACCCAGTAGGCAATACTTTCAGGCGCCACGTCATAACCTGTGCCGTCGTAAAGCTTCTCTGCAAGGCTCTTATAGAGGTCCGGCGTCGCCGCGAAGCCGGTATTATAGTCTAGCTCCCCTTCAGCCCGGAAGGTACCCGGGTTGTATATAGGCTGCCCTCGCCAGTTCTTGTTAGAGCTATACTGCAGCACTGGCTTAAGTACCTGCGGGAGGAAAGTATTACCCAACCATGTTACAGGGTCTTCTTTAATATTAACATCACTCGGCTGTATGGGGGAGAGAGAACCGATAGCAGCATGGTTGATAAGGTTAGAAACTAAGTCGCTAGGCTCGTCAGTCCCGTTGAAGTATCTCCGCCATGAGAGTGCTATGGTATTAGCAATGCGCCCCAGCCCGAAGCCTAGTGGGATGCGGATACCTTCACCACGCATTACCCCGTCGTCTGATACTACGGGCACAATGGCGTAGCGTGAAGCAATGCCCATGGGGTACTTATCCACCCATGCCTGCCCGTCATCATCGTCACCAGTAGCAGCTGCCAGTGCTGCCCACATAGTATAAGAGATACCGATAAGCGCAGCTAGGAGTACCTGCCCCTCTTTGTGGGAGAGTGTTTTGAGGATACGCCGCATATCAAATAAACTGGTAGTGAAGAACGGGTAGAAAGCATTGATGCCCCGCGCTAGGTCACCCTTAGTTTCGAAGTTCATAATGTCCTTAACATAATGGGCAGCAGTCTCTTCCTCCACTCCAGACTCAACTAAAGCACGGAAAGCAGATACCCTGGTTGTAAGCTCCATAGTATCATTAGCCTTGTTAAGAAGCTCCGCCAGCCAATTAAGATTACCCCGAACATCCAGCGCTTTCTCTACAGGGTTAGCTGCCTGCCGCCATGCTTCATTAGCCAGATTGATGAGAGTATTGCGTCCGAGGAAAGAGGCGTAGGTAGTAACACCGCCCAGAGCTTCGTAGCGCTTGAACCATTGCTCGAAGCCGCTAGTCTTGCCTAGCGTGCCAGTCCAAAGAGTATTATAGCTGGCAGCAAGCAGGGCTAACTTCAACCGCCCAGCCACATTGCCCACAGCTTCTAAGTAGCCACGTGGCCCGGCGGCTGTGGTCATACCCCCCACCGGTGCATCTGCAAGTATGTATTGCCACTGCTGGAGAGAGTCCATCATCTTGTTACGGAGTATGAAAGATGGGTTGTACCGAGTATACATACTGCCCATGAAGCGAGTTACCCATGCCACTCCGTGCCAAGCAGCTGCGCCGGGTTGGGCGAGCGGGTTACCCTCGTATGGGAAGAGAGAGCGGTTGAAGTTCTTCACGGCGTTAAGCGCTAGCTCGTTACCGATAGTCATAACATGCACTTCATTGCCGTCCTGCCATATAACCTGGTTATCTGCAGTTGCTTGGTTTCTCCAAGTCTGCTGCCCCGCCTGGTTCACAGTGGTCTGGTTGCCGAGCTGATGCTGCGACGTGGTAGCCTCGAATGCCTTAGCCCCTTCCGGTGTCTGTAAAAACTCCCACAGTCGTTGCTTGGGTTCTTGGGCCCGGACACGTCTTACCGTAGACTCTAGCTGGGTGAAGATATTCTCAAAGAGGTTATGCGCCTCTGTACCATGGCGGCCCTCCGCATTGTGGGTGCGGTTCTGGAGTGTATCACGGGCAAGTGCTCCCCCACCAGTACGTGAGCGGAAAGAGTCATCTATATTATGGGACACTGTAGGGTCTTCTATTTCCGGCTTACCATAGAGCGGGATATACCACTTGTAGTTAGGGCGAGCTGCTTCCATCTCGTGGGTAAGTAGCCCGGCGGCTCGTAGCCTATTCTCACTGTACTCCAGCATAGGCTTGATATGAGTGCTATAGATATTCTCATAAATAGTGAGTAGCTCACCGCCACCACGTGCTGGGTCCATGAAAAACTGCTTAACCTCGGCAATCTCAGGCAGTGTTCTTCCTGAGCCGGCAAGGTCTGCCCCACCTGTGCGAAGGGCAATCTCTACATTGCGCTCCTCACCATGATAGACGTACTTGCCTATTTTATCAAGGTGCTCCATAAAGAGCTTCATTGCCTTAGACTTCCGCATTCCTTTATACATAGGAATTGTTGCCCGTACTCTATTAAGTTGTTCTGCCAAGTCTGCAGCCAAAGCTTCTTGCATGGGCAGGATATCATTCACCAAGTCCGCTTGCACTTGAGCATTGTATGCTTTCCACCCGTTTCGTACAGCCAAAGCAAGGGCATTGCCTGGTAGCTTCTTCACTATGCGCTCCAGCTCTCCCTGCTTGTCTGCCCACAGGTCTTTAACGCGGTCTGAGGTAATAACCTGCCACAGGCGTTTTGCCCTGCTGCCAATGCCTGGCAGGTCCTCCCGCAGTTCCCATGGGGGAACGGAGTAAGCAATATTCAATGCAGCCTGGAGTGGGGTAGTGGAGTATGCATAGCGTGGGTCATTACCGTCAAAGGCTTTGGAATTATCTGCCTTAAATTGTTGCGGAGAAAACACAGCCCAGTTAGTGGGGGAATGAATATCGTCGTAGACTTGAATCCCATCCTGGCCACGCTGCTTAGCAGCTTTCGCTGCCTTAACTTCGTCATAACTTCGAACAGGACTCTTTCTGGGATTACGTACATTTAGGAAACCAGATATGATTCGTGCCCCCTTCGCAGTAGCAAAGTTCTTGGCTTCTTCAATGCTGGGCGAGAAGAATATAGTACCTCCCAGAGCTTCATTGGGGCGGAAGGTATCAAACTCTGCTGTTGTGCCATGATAAACTTTAAGCGGCTCGCCTGTCTCTTTATTAATTACCTTGCTTGCATTTTTTGGGTCTGTCTCCCAGTCACCAAACCAGTCCTTAAATTCTGGGGTGCGTACTGTTGTCCAGTCCTCATAGCTAAGCGCGGTGCGGCCCAGCTGCACAGCCTCTTCCCAGCTGCCGGATGGGGCAGTGGAGAACATCATGTTATCATGGCGTGGTGAGAAAGTACCGTAGTTATTAACCGCCTTGAACTGGTTCGGTAGTAGCGCTATGTAATAATGCCGCCCATCTGGGGGGGTGTATTGATAGCCAGGGCTGCCACCGAAAGCACGATGCACATCCTCAGCATTGTCAAGATTACCCAGCTCTGCCAGAATATCTGCGTCATTAGTGTTCGTGTCGAAGAGCTGGTCTACTGCCTGAGAAAGCACCGTCTCAAGCTGGTACTTATTAAGGTCGTTGAAGTCCCATAGTATTTCACTGCCATTGCGTACCATCTTGTGGAGCAGGTTATATACATCACGGCGGCGGAGTTTCTTATTACTTTCCCCCAGCAGTCGGCGAATATTCAAGAACCCAGAATAGATATGACCAACCTCGTCGTCCTTAGTGGCGTAGCCCGCTGCAAGCTGTGGGTCATCAGTGAAGTAGAAGCCGCGGCCATGGGCTGAGCCAGTGCTGCCTAGGTGCTTAAAGCTGAAAGTATCGAAGCGGGCCAAGCTGCCATGATACACCTTGAGCGGCTCTCTTGTTCTCGGGTTAACTACAATACTATGGCGTTTACCATCTTCCCAGTCGCCAAACCACTTCTTGAAAGCAGGTGTCCGCACTGTAACCCAGTCCTCATACTCCAGCTCTGTCTCTCCCATATCAGCTGCAACTGCCCAGCTTTCCTCACCGCCATAGAGTTTATTAGTAACTACCCACTGCTCCATAATCTTCTCCCATGGGGGAAGCAGGTTTTCCTCTACAGCTTCCTTGATTTTCTGCTGTAGCTCTGGCGACTGTAAACTATTAGGGTTGGGGGGCTGGAGAGAGAATGTTAACTGTGGCAGCATGCTAATGAGCTGCCGCGTTGGTTCGACGCCTTCCTCAGAATCTAGAGAGCTTGTATTTACAGGTATAACTACCAAGCCCATAGATACTAGTTCGTGAATAAACCGTGTAATTTTTGAGTGGACAAGTAAACTACTCGCCACTTGAACAGCTGCGAAGTCTTCAAGCTTAACAAAGTCTGTTACCTTAACTTCACGGTATTTCTCTTGGTTACGCACCTCCCTCACTTTAGCTGCTGCTTTCTTAACAGCTGCCATTACTTGGTCGTTTACCTCAAACGTAGTGGGGGCAGCTGGGGGAGAAATATCCCAGCCCAGTTCTAAGCCAAGTGAGCGAACAAACCACTCTAAGTCTTCATTTTCGTACATATCCTTATAGCCAGTAACATCGTTGGCGGCCATAGTCTCACCTATAAGGATACCCATTATATAGGCTATGTTAGTCCAGCCCTCCGGTATTTTCTTCTCGAAAGCTTCACGATTTTGGTCTAGCTCTTGCCCACTAATTATATCAGCCGTAAATAAGTCACCTAGCTCTGGTGCCAGTTTACCATCTTTAGCCAGGCGGCTTATCCGCCTCTCCATAGTACCAAGGTTATTTTCAACCAGGTCTCGGATAATATCAGACTTCTCTTGCACAGTGGTATCCGGCCCACCTTGCGCGCTGGCTGCATTCCAGGTGGGTGTGTAGCTGTCACCACGGTACATAATGTAGTTAAGCTGGCTTAGTTTCTCAGGGCTCATTATGAAACCTACAGTGGGCTCCAACCACTCAAGTCCCTCAAACCCAGATTTAACAATGCCAAGGGACGGAGCTGCTAGGCCCCCAATTTCCAATGTCTTCTGTAGCTTATATACGTCCATGCCGTGTACTATCATAAAAGGTGTCTTACCCTGCGCCGGTGGGGAGGTAAACTCATACCCACCGATATTAACCGTGCGTGAGGAAGCTGGGTTGCTTAGCAGCCCAGATGCCTCCACAGCTTCCATAAAAGTATTGGGGTGGAGGTACGCCAGACGACGGAGCTCATACATCGTGTCCCAGTCCTCACGAAGCATGCGTGCTACGTGCGGGCTTTGTTTCTGGGCGTACTCATTAAGTAGCTCTGCGCCAGCGCCGTCAAGCGCTTCAATCATCGTAGCTTGGTATAGCGCGCCCACGTGGTCCGCAGTTTCTGTAAGCACATGTAGCTTCTTAAGTAGCTCAGCCTCACTATGCGGGGAGGGACCAGGTAGTGGGCTGCCTATTGTATACAGCGCCCTCATCAAGCTATGCAGCATGTGCCTCACATTAAAGTGCTGGGGAAGTTCCCCACTGCCCAATTGCACAGGTCGCTTAAGCCCTGCTAGTCTAGCCTCTTGTGTCCACTTCTCTTTAAGCTTCTCCCACCTCATGTTATAGGCGAGGGATAGAGCAGCTTGGCCCTCCGCTGATATATCGTAGTCTAGGGCTCTTGCCACCTCACTGGCAGGGGTATATTGCAAGTAGCCGGGTGGCAGCTCTCCATGACTAGTGTAGTTATTAACAAGCCTGCGCAGCTGGTTATTGTCAAGTAAGCCATTGCGCACTGCATGGAGCACTGGTCCCTTAAGCACCTCACTGGGCGGGGCTGCAACTAAAGCGTCTAGGTCATTAAGCACTGCACTGCCCTCCCAGTTAAGGGACGTGGTTTCCTGGGGCGGGTAGGCTTGCAGCTCTGCCAATGTAATGGTGCTAGCCACGTCTTCCAACGCAAGTCTGGCAGTGGAGGTGTCTTCTTCTACACCGGAGGATTGGCTGGTGGAGAAGAGCAGGTCTGGCATAATGGAAGTAGCCCGGCGGGTAGCCTCATTAGTGCCGGCCCTCTCAAATAGTACAGGGATACCGGACTTCTCAAGTTGCTGCAGTGCTTCTTGTTGTTCCTGCGTTGTTGGGGTATTATGCACAATAGCAGCTTTGAAGTTGCTAAGCGGCATGGCCTCAAGTACTTTCCCCTCCCGATAGGGCAGGCGGAAGAGCATGTTCTCACGTATGCCTGTTGCGAACTTCTCAATATCACGCGCCAAGAATTCACGCAGCCCCCCAATACTATCTACAGGTTCTACACGAACCATAGACTCATACGGCACACCCAAAACCTGGTGGATAAACTCTTTACTAATAACTTGTCTAATTGCGTAGTTATCGTCGTAGGTTAATTGGGGGAAGCTACCACGTGCAGCCCGTGCCATAGCTCCAGAGTATGTATCAATGAAATTATTGATGAATCCAAAAAGATGGTCGTGGCGTTCGTCCAAAGTTGAAACACGGTTACGATTTTGGTCAATCTGCTCGGCTGTCATATTTGGGGCAGTGATAATATCAGCAATGTTTCCAGGGTAAAAATTAAATCCTCCATCGGATATAATGCTGTTTATACGTTGTACTAAAGTACCCTGCTCTTTAACTACTTCTTCTGCTATTTGTGAGCTAATCTCCTCTGGTGTGCCCGTCATTGTTTGTTGGTCAAAAGAAGGCGTATAAATATCCCCGCCAAATATTAGCGTACTATCCGGTATCTCCCGCAAGCTAGTGAGGAAGGTAATATCCATTCCCCCCCAGCCAAGCCCATTAAATTTCTCTGCGTTCGAAATAGCTATTGATGGGGCGTAGAGTTTGCCCCCATTCTCAAGCACACCTGCCAGCTTGCTATAGCTCATAGACTGTGTAATAACTAACGGTGCTTTACCCCTCCCCGGCGGGGAAGTGAACTCTTGCCCTTGGAAAGTATAAGTAGTTCTCTTCGGAGAAGGGATAGGCAGCGTGGCAGCTTCAAGCACAGCGTCCCGGCCGCTGGGCGGCAGAGCTGCTAGGCCACTTGCTGCCTCTACTGCAGCCTCCATGAAGCCTTGTGCCTGAGCGGCGTAAGCAGGGTGTAGCTCAGCTAGCTGTGATACTACACTACCAAGCTGGCTGGGCTGCTGGGCCACTATGGCGACTGCGTTGTATAAGCTCTGCCGTACTGCTTTGGGGAAGGGCGTGAGGTCTAATTGGGCTAGGTCTGTACTGAGCTGCTCAAGACTAAGTTGCTTAGCTTCTACCTGGCTAGTGGCAAGGTGGCCTAGCAACAAATTATGCAGAGCTGCTTTGCCCACTTTGGGGGCAGTGTACTCTTTAAGATTTACTGTGGTCCGTGCAGGTTCCACGGAAAAGAGCAGGTTGGGGAAGGTATTAGCTACTTGTTCTGTGCCAGTCTGGTATCTATAGTCAAGGTTTTCTGAGCCCGGAGCCCATACTACAGAAACACCGTTTGCCACAAGCTCTGCCAGCTGTTCACTGTATTCTTGCGCCGCGTGCGAGTCACCCAGCATTACTGCTGAGAATTTACTAAGCGGCAAAGACTCCAGAACCTTCAGCTCCATGTATGGACCTTGGCCCAACAGGTCTGCCTTAATCTTTTCCATTATGGGGTGGACTGCCTCTTGCAGCTGTGCATAAAGGCTAGGCTGATTTACTAATGCTCCCACAGAATCAAGCTTCTCCCCCCACATAACCCTCAGCAGCTCGGCGCCCACCTCATAGAGTGTATCATCATAGCTCATGCCTAGGTCTGCCGCCAGCGGTTCTATAAGATTCAGCAGCTGCTCTTCATAGTTATCAGAAAGCTTATCAAGCTCATCAGTACCTTTCGTATTTATTGAGTTTCGATTCTCATCGAACTGGGCAGCATTAATTACTGGAGCTACAGCACTGCGGCTAAGTAAGTAGGTGTCCCCATTAATAAGCCTAGTGAGGTAGTTTTCTGCCCGCCGTCGGGAGTTACCGTGATAAAACTTAGTATGCTCAGCTATACTCCTGCTCATACCATCCTGGTCACCCTTCATCCAAGGGCTATATGTTGTGGTATAGGCATCAGCAGCGTACACATAACTATTCTCTGGAATACTTGGGAGGCCTATGAATAGTGTCATATCCATATTCCCCCAGCCAATACCATTAAACGTCTTGGCATTAGACACAGCAATGGAGGGTGCTACCAGCTCGCCGCCTGTATGCAGCACATTCTGGAGTTTATCAAAACGCATGGCGTGCGACGCCATCATTGCAGGTTTCCCCCTACTGGGTGGGGAGGTGAACTCATTGCCGCCCCAGGTATAGGATTCTGTTTTAGGTTTGGTACGGTAGGCAGAGAACTTCTCTAGCAATTCTTGGAAGTCATGTAGTCCTAAATGGAAAGCTGTAGATTTCAAAGCTGTCAAGTCTTTGAAGAACTCTTGTACCTTAGCTGCATAGGCCGGATAACGATTACTAAGATTTCTGATAAGGTCTTCTATGGGGGCAGCATTAATACTAGCGAGCTGAGTAGCTACATAAATACTCTTTTCAATTTTTGCCGGGAACCTAGTAGTGCGGAGTTTCTTTATGGCGCTGTCTATCTGGCCATTTGGAAGTGTGTTTGTCATATCCCAGCCCCAGCCCCAGCCGCCCAACATACCACTAGCAAGTGTGGTATTCCAAAGCGCACTGCGTGCAGTGGGGTAGGAGGCGGCCTCAAAATTATTATACAGGTTGAGCATCTTATTTTGTCGTTCAACCTGGGCTTTAAGATAATCATCAAAGAATACCTTAATGCCACTTGGTAGCTTTACGCTTTCTACTTGGCTATTGGTGAGTGCACGAGAAATAATGGCAAGGTCATTGGCAACCTCTGCCAGGTTTATATTAGCTGCCTCGCTCTTGTCCCACTTATCTGCAACCTGCTTTAATATTCCCACCGCCTGGTAGGACAATAAGTCTTCTCTGAACCGCATATTCATAGCGACCTTGTGTAAATCTTCAAGCTGCTCAGGGTCCATAACATTGAAATTATATCTGGCCCAGTCATCAAAGTCTTGCTGGCTCCCAAATACTTTCTCAATAATTTTCTCCAGCCCAACCTGTGGGGCAGTAGAAAACACAGGAGCTTGGCGTGTACCTGTTCTTGAAATAGGATTCGTACTTGGCCCAGTAGCTTGCTGCGTAGTTTGCTGTGGGGCAGCGGTGGTGGTGTTATTCAGCCCATAGTATCTATGGTTATTAATGGAGGCAAATATATCTGCCACCTCCTGGTTGGATAGTGTCTGCGGAGTGAAGTTCTTCCCGGTCCACTTAGCAAACACATTACGCAACCCAGCTGCAGTTTTATCTATGAGCTTACGCAACGCCGGCTTCTTAACCTTGCGCGGCAAGTAGTCAAGGTACCGGTCTACCAAAGCCTCATAGCCACGGGGACGGGCGAGAGCGCCCATCAACTCTGCGTAAGCCTCACTAACCGCAGTATAGTCATCAATAAGTGTATTAGCAGCTTGTTGGCCTGCGGAAACCTGTGCTACCCGCTCAGCCTGTATAGCACGTGCCAGATTGCCAATAACTTGGTTAGTGGCGAGGCGCTGCCGTATCTCATTATAGAGCTGCCCGCCATCGGGGAGAGAATCCACAAAGCCTCGCTCTGCGCGGTGGCTAAGCTCGTGGTTACCAACAATAGCAGCGCGGTCCTCTCGTGAAAGAATCTGCTGCCCAGTTACGGTACTAATCTGGGGTGAGATATTATCGAAGTTCATAATAACCCGCCCATCTGGGAGAGTAACACCCTCGCCCTGGAGCACAGAGCCATCAGGGAGAATGCCACTAGTGTCTATGACCTGGGCGCCCTGCCCTATTACTTTGCTGAAGTGATTTATCAGCGCATCATTATCTGCCTGTGAGTACTTAGCAGCTTGGCTGCTTGGCTGCGTGGACCACATAGAAGTACCCTCAGAACGGTGTTGTTCCCATTGTTGCACCTGTGGGGCAAGTGAGGAGGAGTCATATTTAGTACGCATTTCCTGTAAAAGCGTTTCTGCATTTTGTCTATATGGGTCAAGTGCCGGGTCTGGGTTAGCTAGAATATCTTGAGCGCCCTGGATAGACTGGGCATCAGTGGCAGAGTTTAGCGGGTTCTTAGTATCATTGAGAAAATCAATTTCCGCCTGTGAAAACAGGTCTGTAGGATTAGCTGTGGTAGCTGCGGCTGGAGTAGCTTGGGTAGCAGGGCTAGCCGTAGCAGGATTATCCGGCGTAGCTGGGGCAGGACTAGCAGTGGCAGCTGGGGTAGCAGGACTGGCCGGGGCAGTATTAGCTGGGGCAGGATTAGTCGGAGCAGCCGTGGCGGGATTAGTCGGAGCAGCTGGAGTAGCCGGGTTAGGGTTTCGGATTATCTCGTTAAGCTGGTCTTGTGGCAGCCCCTGCTCCAGTGCTTGTCGGATATTATTGAACTCCTGCAGATAGCTATCACGAGCGGCAGCGCGGTCCATTGGGGAAGCTGCTAATGCCTTATTAAGTGTTGCATGGCTAGCACCGCCAAGCCCGCCCATAATACCACCGAGCACCATAGCGTCGAAGACACGGCCAATAGCTTTCTGGAAAGTAAGGTTGGGGTCATTATTTACTTTGTAGCCCTGGTCTAAAGCCATCTGGGCAATCTCAGTAATACCCTCCTGCATACCCTCCATAACAGCGTTAGAACCTGCTTGCTTCAAGATACCAGAACCAGCGCCAGCGAGTAGCTTCTTGAAAGCCAGCTTCTCGGGGAAATACTCTGCCGCACCATACAAAGCAGCGTAGCTAGCTGCGTACTCTGGGGAATAACCAGCTTCACGAGCAGAGGCATACGCATCGCCAGCAACTGGGGCAGCAACAATAGCTGCACCGATAGTGGGGTTTTTAGTGAGGGCAGTAGCACCTATGGCCACGCCGTAGTTCACAGCATTCTGCCCCACCTTGTAGCCCCAATATTCTGGGTCTGTGCGGTCTTTACCAGCGAGCGCCTTAGCGCTTAGCTCATCCATTGTCTTCACATGCTTGGTAGCATCCTCGCCCCAGCGGTCTGCCATGTCATTGCTAGAGTCGAATCGCTGCTTAAATTCTGGGCTGTCCTTGGCAACGAGATACTGGTCCTTGGCCTCAGGCACCAATGTTTCCGGTTTCAGTACGTCAAACTTGTGGGGGTGAGCTTCCTCGAACTCTTTCATGCCTGCAAGTATCGTAGCAGCCTTCTCGTCTTTCGGCACAGCCGCCTCGCCACGACGTATAGCATTCACGTAGCGATTCCAGCGGAGGCCGAAATATTTATTCCAGTCGCCACGTGTTGCCTCGTTATCTTCAGCACCCATCTTAATGCCCCAGAGCGAAGCCGCCTGCGTGACACCGCTGGGGTCACCACCACGCAATAAATCTTTCTGCTTGGCCGCCTTCAGCTTGTCATAGCCTTCTTCTTTACGGAGTAGGGTACGTACATTATCTATATTGTTGTAGCCTTCTTTGCCCACCCACTGGGGAAGGTTACCAACCTCATCCAAGAACCACTCAACAATACCATTGCCGCCGCGGGCAATTTGATGGGTGCCAGTATCGGCTACACCTTGGCCGACAGAAGTAGCGAAGTTCTTACCCCACCGCAGCTTGCCCAGCACACCAGAATAATCAGTGGAGGTAGTAGCTGCCTCACCCTCTTTCTGCGGAAGCTGGTATCCTGCAAGTGGGTCATCTGCCTCACGCACAGGTTCTAATGCGAGTGTGCTCTGCTGTATTTTAGTGGCAGGGTTTTCAAGAATACCCGTGTAGTTAGCACCCGGTTCAATGGGCACAGTGCTCCCTTTATAACCGCTGTAACCATTTTGGGTTATCTGATTTAACTTTGCAATCTGCTCTTGCAAGGTTGTCATAGCGTCATTACTCATGCTTGTCTCACTTTCTGTAAAATAATTTCATGGAGGTCACTAGGAACCGTAGTAACCGGCTCATTACGGAAAAGGTCATCTAGCCTAGCTGCCCAGTTAACACTTGTGGTTGCTAGCTTGTCTTTTTCAGAGCTGCCGCCATCTTCACCTTCTGCAGTATCTGATTCTTGTAATGGGGCAGAAGCAGGAGCTGTGGCAGTCATCAACTTCTGCCAGCTAGTATCCACTGCAGCTTGGCCGTCTGCAACTACGCCACCTGCAGGCTGAGCCCCATCTGGCGTAGCAACCTGGGCGTAGCTAGGCGCGTTTGGAATATTAACATCCGCCCCCATGAGGAAACCATCTTTGGCACCATTAGCACGGGCTTCTTCCATACGGGCAGCGATGATATTGTCGTACTTCTTGAGGAACTGGGCAGGGGTTAGTCCTCTACCACCATTATTATCCATGTTGGCGCGTACGCCCTTGGACACAGTACCACGACCGTTAGCAGCATCCCAGATTTCCTTAATGCCCCCTGCACCCTGCTGGTGGGAGAGGTACACAGTAAGCGGGCTTACTGGTATGCCATTCTTCTTGAGGCTCTTGGCATTGTCTTGAGCATACTTAACTGCAAAAGCTAAGCTAGCTTCTGGGTCACCACGTAAGTCAAAGCCATCACCCAGTAGTCCGTAGGACCGTGCTGTAGAGTCAATAACCTGGAATAACCCACGCGCACTAGAGCCTGCAGCCTTGAGCACATTGCCATTCTTATCATGCAGCCTGCCACCGCTTTCAATAGATAGCATTGTATCCAGGAAGGTATCACCTGTCATGTACCTTCCATCAGGTCTCTTCCATATTTTCAGGTCGTTAATGGGGCGAGGAGCTGGGGCCTGTGCCGCTCCTGTAAGGTCCTTAGACGGGTTACCCATTACGCCGGCCAAAGATTTACGGGCATCACCCACAGTCCAATCATCACCGCCATACTTGGGCATGCGAGAAAGAACTGTGTACGTGTTATCCACTGCTTCTTGTGGGAAGGAACCAGACTCAAGAGATTGCCTGGTGGCTTTGTCACCTCGCATGTAGGCATCAACAGCAAGAGGCACAATATTATCGAACTCGCCCATCTTTTCTTGCATGCGAGCAGCCATCTGAATATGCTCAGCTCTGCGGTCTGGGTCCCTGTTTACATGGGCAGGCAGCAATGAGTTCTGCTCACGATAGCCGGAGAGCTGTTCGTTAACTGCCTGGAGCAGGCCAGGTGGGAGAGCATGGGTTTCCTCAAGGCCCATGGTAAAAGAGCGTGATTCACCTGCCTTCATCTTATCTTCCCTCCTTAGGATTCAGTAAGGCGGGAGCCACCTCTTCACCTGCCAAGTTCTGGGAACGGAGATACTGCATTATAGCAGCGGGGTCTACAACCTGCCCCTTGTCATCTACCCATATCAGGTTGCCGTTAGCGTCTTCTTTCTGGGAATAGCCCAGCCCCTGTAGTGCGTGGGTTTGGGCACCGTACAAGATTCTCTGCTGCCGCTGCTTAGCCTCGTCGGAAAGCTTGAAGCCTAGCTCTGGCTTGAAGGCATCTGGTACACCAGCAGTCATAGCTTGTGTATTACCAGACAACCGGGCAGCACGCTCTTTCAATGAAATCTCTGCATCTTTCTGCCATGGAGAGGCATCAACACCCAGCCGCCGTGCGATAGAGGACTTGAGCTCCGCTGGGGAAAGCAGCTCTATGTTACCACTGCCCACGTCTATTTGATATTCACCATACGGATTCTGCCCCAGCACTTGTATACCCATCTGCTCTGCCATCTGGAGGGGCGTATTCTCTATGAGCGGCACAGCCGGGTTCATAGCTGCGTCCTTACCCTGGAATGCTTTTTGATACTCAACCTGCTGCAGAGTGAGGGAGTTAACCAGGTTGCCGGCGATGCGTCTTTCCTCTGGTGTACGGCGGGGGTCGTAACTTGCACCACGCATTAGGTTAATGAGGTCCGGCGTTGTCTGCCCGCCATTCTCAATGGCCCAGTGCATTAGGTCTGATGTTGTTCTCTGCTCTGCCAGTTGGCGGCCCAGGGTTTCCTGCATCCCATATTGGTTCTCAGCACTCTTCTGGCCAGTACGAATATTTGTCTCGGACGTAGCTCGTAAAGCCGGTAAGTTATCGCGCACCACGTCACCCTGCATACCGGCATAAGCTGCTTGGCCTTTAGCGGCTCTTCTTTGGTCTGAGAAAATATCCTTAGCAATGGTGTTGCCGTGTTCTGCATTTGTAGTGGTAAGGGTATTGCCAGCAATACTTGCACCAAGCTCTGCCTTTTTGGCGTCATACTGAAGCGGGCTCAGTCCTTGTCTAAACTGTATTTCTTGACCTGCCTGCCCTTGCTGGTTCTGGCTTTGGGTTATACCAGTAAGCAGCTTCTGCCGCTCAAAGTCATAGCTTAGCGGGTCTAAGCCACGGCGGTAGGCGAGCTGCTGTTCATTCAGGTCTGTTGAGTTAGCCAGCTGGGCGAGCACATTCCTAAGTCTAGCGTCACGGGTAATAGCATCGTTTTCCAACTGCATCTGGGCGCCATCCATTGTAATCCGCCGTGCATCTTGTTGCTGCAACTGATTCAGTCTGTCCCAGTATAACTTGTGGTCATGAATCTGGCCGTTCATAAAATCATCATACAAACTCATTTCTTTCTCCGCTTAAATACTAATTGGGGTGCGATTATTAAAACTACCCGTGCTTGCCCCGTTGAAGTTGTACTGGTACCCGCCTTGGGCCTGGCTATACATACTCCGGTTCTGAAGCCCGTAGGTACCTTGCTGTCCATTCTCTCGGGCGTAAGCATCGTTGGTAATGCGTGAAGTTATCTGGCCAAGCGCAGCAGCGAAACCTCCATAGGGGTTTATATTCGCCATTGTCTGAGCAGTCTGATTAGCATTGGCATATAGCTGGGAGGCAGCGGACACTAAGCCCCGACCCAGTTGGAGGACTGCCAGAACAAGCTGCTCCCACTGTGACTCTTTCTGGTCCTTGCGTGCCTCTTCCGCCCTGAAGCCTCTATTGGCTGCAGCCACTACAGCTTTAGCTTCCTCAATTGCCAGTATCCTCTCTCGTGAACAAAGCTCGCCCGTCATCTGTGGGTCAATACACTTTCTAAGCTTCATTCTTGTCGCAAGGAATTCTTTTCTCACGCCTACAACGGCCCGTGATTCTGCAGCATTATACTGGGGCTCATACGGCTTTTTGTTCATTACGTAATCCAAGAACCGCATCTCTGCCGGCTTGTACTTCTCATTCCACAAGTCATGGTACATAGAAGCCCAGCGTTTCTGCTCTTTCCACATTTCTTTTTGCAGCTTTAGCTTACTCCGCTCATGGGCGAACTGCATTGTTGCAATAGTAATGGCAGCAGCTGCTTCAATTCCCGCCGCTGCGGCGGTACCAATATCACCACTCATTTAAGCTCCTTGTACATATTCGTTGTGTAGCTAATGTAACCACGCTGCTCAAGCATCGGTATGTAATCGCCATAGGTACTCACTTTTACACGGTACGCCCCACGCTGCTTTGACCATTCTTCAAACTGTAAAAAGGCTTTGCCAATAGCTAGCTTATTGGGCTGGGACCGGCTTTCTGGTTTTAGGTATGCTACCACTTCCTGCCCAAGCAGCTTACCAGAAAGAACCTCTGCCACTAGCATGCCAATGAAGATACCAACTATATTCCCGCCTTCTTCAATAATCTCACCGTACCAGCCATGGTCGCCATTCAGTACATGGAGGAGCATAGCGTATATCTTATCATCCAGCGGGGAGATATTTACCTGGGCGAAGATATTCTCTTTCTCTTGCTGGTAGAAAGCATACAGCTTATTGAGCTGTTCTTCTGTTTCTATTTTCATTGTTCTGGCTCCTCATAAATCGCCAAAGTCTTCTCAACAAACTCGCTAATATCTACCCCACCCTTGAAGCCTGTAATCCTGTGATAAAGCCCCGTCACTGGGCAGGTGAACATACTCACTATATGCAGCCCATCTATCTTCCCATCTTCCTGACGGTGGGTAAATACTTTCAGCTTCCTATTCACCCATGCTTGAAAGAAAATATATGGGTAGTGGATAATGTCACCCGTTTGGGAAAGTATAAACTCACCAAACTCTAGTAGCTGTTTCTCAACCTGGTCTAGGTCATCGCTGGGTAGTTCAATCTTAGTCATGAGATAAATCCCGTATGCTTGTTGCTAAAGTGTACTCACTAATTTCTGCTGTGCCCCGAAAATCTACAAACCACTCTTGTCCTTTCCTACCAGAGGGAAGGCGTGCTGGCTTCAAGCTTGTAGCATTACGAGATATTTCTCCATGCTCCGTTGAATGGGAAACAGATACAATACCATCAGTAAAAATCTTATAAGCAGAAAACCTCACAGGACCCGGGGCATAATGCACTTTGCTTCGCCAGTGATACATCATTTTATTTGTGCCAGTATTCCACTCGTATGTGCCATCATCCAACGCCATATATAATCGGTCATTACTAGCGGAGTGCATAGCCCTCGGGCGGAGGGAGATGGTGGTTAGGGCAGTGTCATCTTGCGTTGCAAATATTTCATCGGGCAGGTCAAAGCGAATGCAAGTTGTAGCTGTAGAACCGTAGTATACCCCATCATGAACACAGCCCACCATGGTATGGGGTTGTAACTGCCCCCACTGCTGGGGCGTGTAGAAATCACGAGTGAGCACTACTGCCTGCTGGCCAGCAATGAATACTAAGCCCTGAGCAGCCGCGTAAACAACGCCACCTGCATGCGTAGCCGCTGAGCGGCGTGATAGTATGGGCAAGGTCTGCTGTAGTGTTGACACGTTGTAGAGTACACCATCCTCACAGTCTCCATTAACCTGGATAACTACTGGACGCCCAGCAGTAAGCACATAAGCAACATCTCTTACGCACTTCAAGGCAAGCGGCTTATCGTAGAAAGATACCTTTGTTTTATCTGGCCAAGCGTGGGGCGCACCTCTCTCGCTCATCATAAAGTGGTTACCCACTAACCCGCAAAGCCGCCCATTCTGCAAGCTACAAATCTCATAGAGGTTTTCAGGTGGGGGAGAATACTGCTCAGTCTCACAGGCAAACCCTGCAATCTTAACAGTATCCGTAAAAACTGGTTGGTTGACTGGTATTTCTCCCACAAGCAGAAATACTGAGTCATCATTTTCAAGCGGTTCAGTGCCGTAGTCTAGTGGGGTCTGTGCCCGATAAATTCTGATGGTCACCGCGTTACTCGGCACTTCGAATTCACCAATACTAACTTCAGAAATAATATTCACACGCACCGGGGCGGACGGCAACGACGGAGCAGACTCCCACCCCATACGGTTTACTACTGTGTAATAGTAGCTCCGCAAGTCCATACTGAAATCTTCTTTAGCTGTGGGTGCTTTCACAGTAGGGGCGGCCATCTTACACGGGAAACCTAGTGGCTCCCAGTGGGGCGGGCAAGTTTCGGTAGTAAATACCGGCTGCTTTCCTAAGCCTGAAGCAACCAGTATTTCTCCGCAATCAATACCAGTTTCTGCAAAAGAAGTGTCGCAGTCACCAATTATGGGGCAGCAGCTGGCCATAAAAAGAGAATAGCCGGTCTGGTCACTGACCTTCGCCGGCTCATTCCATGCTTGTATTGTACCTCTTTCAAGGTTTACGTTTTCCGCTATACTTGCAAAACTTTCCTGTAAGTTTCGGTCTGTCTGGCGAGGCGCTAGGCCGGAAAACCGGGTTAGCTTCAACCGCATTCGTCACATCCTTTAATTATGGTTTTCTCTGCTGCCCATATTCTTACCACCTTACAATGTTCATCAACTTCAACATTCACATTGTGGTGTACACCTGGGGCAGCAACGCATGGTGTACTAAGATTGAGCTCTGGTTTCTGGCGAGCCCTCCCGCCTCTACAATTACATCCCACTACAATGACCTCCCCACGTAGTTACAGCATCCGAAAAATTCTGCGCTTGGTCTATCTTAGCCCGTGTAACACCCTTGCTAAACCCGCGCATCAATAAATTGTACGTATCTGAGCTAGCCCTAACCACATTGTGACTGTCGTCTCGTGGAGGTATCAGTGTAGTCAATGCAACTGCGTAATCTTCTATCGGCTTGAAGTACCTGTCATGCAGTAATCTATCAACCTCCATGCTGTCTTCACTGGGGCAAGCGTCAACTGTGAAAATAATATTAGCGCACTCATTGGGGGGAGGATGAATCTCTAGGCTATTAGGCGGATGAAACCAGAACTTACTTTGGCCGATACACCATGAGCAGCTATGCCCCTTCGGCTCAAAGCACTCTCCGTTAACGGATAATAGTCGCACCCACTCTATTCTTTCTTTAGGGCCAAGACAGGGCCAGTAGTCCGCCACATTTTTCTGAGTAAGCAAAGTAACGTTACGGGTAAGAATCTTAGACTGCCTAGCAAACTCAATACAACTACGGCGAATATAATCAAGCAGCACGTTATCGGGAATATGAGGTGCCAAAAGACGAACATTAGGCAGCCACTTATCATAACAAATAAATTCAATTTCTTTCTCTCGACGGTACTCTACAACACAGTGCTCACGTGGTGGCTTATCACAGCATACTACTGGACCTTGCCGTGTTGTTAAGTATGGCCTAAGACTTGTTGTGTCTTCCATTGGTTTCCCTCATTGAGTTATCTGTTTGCCGCTCAATTCCAAGAATCTGATATACCTTATCATAACAACTTTGGGCCAGTTGAACTGAAGTAGCACTTTCAGTTTCAAGTAAGTACGCCCTCCAAAAAATATATTGTAATAAGGCTTCATGATTTCGGCACCCTGGAACTTGGTCTGTGAGTTCAACAACGGCATCAGGTGGGGAGGCACATGTGATTCTAAAATATACACACTCACACTTCTCAATGGGCGGCCATACATAGAATTCATTAAATACATTCTCACGCATGGACCATGTGCGCGCCCCAATGCCGGCTGGAGTTTTATCGAAGTCACGCGCCATCTTTACACTGGTCTGCCGAACAATATCTACGAATATACCAGTGGGGGAAGAGATTGCATCTACAGAAAGCAGCTTGTCGCAGCACTCATCTATTATCTGAACATCGCCACATTGCGCCTGTAGTATACGTGACTCCGCAAATAACTCGGGCTTCAACTCATAAATGAAGCAAAGCCCGTCGTTTATAAACTCAATTAGCAAGTCGTCGTCATAACCAAGCCCCTCAATATCCGAGAGCTGTCTTCTTACCTCGGCTATGAGAGATTTTACTTTCATAATTGTTCTACCGGTTGGCCTCTACGTCCACGGCGGCCTGATACTTCCTCCGGCGTTTCTTGTGTTTCCTCGGCTTCCGGTGTAGCCACTTCTGCCACTGCTTCTTCCTGCTCATCTTGTTCATCTTGGGCATCCGCTTGGGCAAGGTCTACACCGGCGGCGGGTGGGGTCACTGACTGCTGTGGCTGAGTGCGAGGGGTAGTCCCAACAAAGTGGGCGTACTTGCCGCCGCCTATTCGTACTACGGTATCCACATACGACGTATTGGAAATTACGATACCATTTACTTTACTCTTAATTCCACTCATTTTAGATTCTCCAATGTAAAGAAGCCCGGCCACTTAGTAACCGGGCAATTCTGTTAGCAGCAGCAAAGACTTGCCGGTGGGCGGACAGACTGCCGCATTTGTAGGCGTGATTCAATATCGAAGTCCCACGTCGTACCAGCATTACCTGCATTTTGGGGAAGCGCTACTACCTCAAGTCCAATCTGAACCGCATTGCCCACGCGCATTAACTCAGCGCCCGGCTTAGCATAACCTGCAATCCAAACTTTCTTAGTACCAATCTCGGTCAAAGCATCAGCACCCGCATTAGTGGTAGTTGCCTTGAATTCTTTCTTGTCTTCGTCATACTCGTACACAGTGAAGTCCAAGCCCTCAAGCTTAAACTCATCACTTGCGACAAGCTTGAACTTGAGCCCCTCTTCCGGAGCCAGAACCGCAATACCAAGTGCTTCGACAATTCCGAAGGTAAGTGTAGTATGCACCCCGATAACGTCGCCCACAGCTAACTGGGGCAGGTCACAAAATCGATGCTTGTTAACCCGGATATAATCTTCCCACGTTGCCGGTTTAATATGACCATCAGCTGGGCGCTGATTTACAGCAAGGCGGTTATCACGAAGACTACCATCCTTATTGCGGTGCTTGCCTTCCCAGCCACCCTTAAAAATCTGAAGAAGTTGAGCCATAGTTTTTTCTCCTATCTTACTGCTCAAAAGTAACTGCAGCAATCGCAATGTGCTCTGGGTAGGTTACATACGAGCCATGAACTTCCGTGCCTACCAAGAACCAGTCACGCTTATCTTCCCACCACTTAAAGTTGTAGAAATCAGAAACGAAGCCACTTGCATATTTATCTGCCGCAATAATGTAGAAAATCCGGCGACCACCATACATAACCGACAGAACTTGGCGGTTAGTCATAAAGCTGTCAAAGCCATAAATAGTCTTCGGCAATTGGCCTTTGATACGGATGTTATCTTCACCACAACAAACATTCAAATCACGGAAAATGGGAGCAGCACGGTTAGCCACCAAAGTGGGGAGGACCAATGCCACATCGCCGTTATAGTTCATTGCATTGCGTGTAGTGAGCACGAACTGAAGATTAGAAAATACTTCTTCAAGCTTCGCAGCGCCGGCCATGCGGTCTTTCGGGATAACAATCGGATTCGCTGCGCTGCCAAGGTCCACAAGACCAAGCGCATTGTTACCGGTATTTTCGCGCGCTGCCATCATCAGCATAGTCGCCAAGTGGGACTGGTCCCAGATAAGGTCAACAGTATCGCTAATAGTACGGTCAACGGTATCGAAGTAGACGTTATCTAAATTCTCACACTCAAGTTGCTTCAGCTGGTGAACACTCAACTTAATCTGGAAATCCTTGCTACCACAAATCTCCACTTCTTGGGCGCAGAGGGTAATAACATCGGTCTCAGGGTCTTCGTTGCCTTGCACGTCTTGGAAGAGAGTGGGGTCAATAGTATCACGTCGCAAAAACGTGACCTTGCTACCACAAAGCAATTGCCCTTCAAAATCTGCATCTGCCAATGCAATGTTGGAGATAATAGACTCATCCAGCTTACGGTCAAAAATCTCCGTAGAAATCTTATCTGCAATAAGCTGGTTAGGAATAATACGGGTATGCCCCTGCCCGTAAATTTGCTTATCCATTTTGGTTTTCCTGTTTCAAATACTGGTCAATAATAGCTTGGGCCCGAGCACGACGGCTGGGGTGGCGCTTATCACGAATGGCGGCAATATATTGTTCGTAAGTAATCTTCGCACTTGGCTGCTTAGCGGGTTTGGGCGGTGCATTCTTTATAGTGGGGGAGGAATTATTTTCCTTGCCAAAGAACTCTTCTGCCAAAGCCATCAAGTCTTGCTGTGCCTCTGTATCCTTACCTTCAACAGACGCCTTCCAGATTGCATAGTTACGGCGGGAACCTTTTACCCACTCATTAAACTCTGCATTATTTGCCAACCCTAAAAAAGTCGTATCGTACTTTTTAAGAGCCTCATCCATTGCACCAACGAATTCTTGAGAGCGACGGTTTTCATCTTTCTCATATACAATGCGTTGGGCTGTTTCCGTAGCGGCACGATTCTTTTCCTCTTGGCGCTGAGCCATTCGGATAAATGCCTGCTTCTCACTTTCGTCTAAGTAATCCCAATGCTCCGCCCCAATGTCCTCACGAAGTTGCTTAACGAAATCTTCATGTTTTTCCTTCTCAGATTTTGGTGGTGCTTTCTTAAGCTCCTCCAGTTCTTTTCGAAGTGCTTCACGTTCAGTAACAAGTTCGTGGTTCTCTTTTTCAAGGGCAGAAGCTTTTCCCTGTAAGCGGCGATACTTTTCGGAAGTCTCATCTTCCTGGCCCCCTTGTGGGGATGGTACGTCCTGTACACCTTGAGTATCGTCATCCCCCTGTGGAGAGGGATTATTTTCTGAAAGTTTATCAGTTAAGTTTTGTTGCCGCTCAGCACGGCGACGTGTCATTGCATTGTTAGCCATTTCCTTTCTCCATTACGCGGGCATCTGCGTGGCGTATAGTATTTTCAAGATAGGCTAGCATTAAATCAACTTCTGCCGCCATGCCTTGTATACGTGAGAGCTGCGTCTGGTCAATAACCTTAACCAAAAGCCGGCGCAGCTCTTCACGCCGCTCATGCAGTATTTCGATAACTGGGTTCCTAGACGTGAGTTTATCAAAACCCTCATAAGCTTCAGTTTTCATTATACCACCATTCTATGGGAATGTGAATAGTTATTTCTTTTTCCCACGGCAAGATGCGCAGCCACCACGCTGCTCAGGGCGTTGCGGCTTGGGATTATTTCCGGCAACCCCATGGGGGCGAGCCGGCGAGGTTTTACCATGTTGCAGCATGGGACGGTTAGGTGCTTGAAATTTCATAAGTTTCTCCGTTGTTTAGAAGTGTGGCTGAATATCATGGTACGCTATTTGAGAAAGCGTATTGAAAATAAGCTCTGGCGGAATAGTCTCTGGCGTCTCCTCATCAAAGCACTGCCGCACACGATAGAATATTGCCTCGGGTAACTGTGAAGCGTAGTTTGAAACCGCGTGCTTCTGGGGTGTGTTAATCATACCAATCGGGAAGAGTGCACGGTATATACCATCAGTCTGGTCTCTAGCGGGGTCGCCTGTGTACGGCGGGCTCATATATAGCGTGCCGGCATAAACAATTTTAAGACCAGTTAAACCCTCACCCCACTTCTGGCGGAAAATATCAATAGCATGTGTGCCACTATATTTACCGGGCCCTGTACCATCACGGTCCCAGCTACGAACAAATGCTTGCAGGAATGGGTGCGGTGTGTGTAGGTGCGCAGAATTGAAACCATTTGTATCACCCGGTTGGAAGAGCGAAATAATTTGGTATGGATACGCAACAACATCATTGCCATGCTGGCGAATCCAGTCACTACGGTCTGTTACACGGTAAGCAACTTTACTGCCGTCTTGGTTAGTATCGATGTTAAGCAAATCTACTTCAAGATTATTCAGCATGTCTTGAGTTAGCACAAAGCTCTGGTGAGGAATAGCTGCAGACCAAGAAATTTGTGCAAGGTTAGCGGCAAGTGTATTAAGCTCTTTTACAGTTACAAAATTCTTTGTATCCTCTTCATTATTGGCTTCAGTAGAACGTTTCTCAAACCAAACATCTGGCAACTGTAATTGCGTTTGTACTCCATTAACAGTTACCTGGAGGTGGCGGTATAGTGTGGGCGAGAGTGTAATATCAGTAACGCCGCTGCTTCCACCCTGGCCACCTCCTCCGCCGGGATTGCCGCCTCCACCAAAATCATTCGGGCTGGGGAAAGTATCAAAAGGAATTTCTAACAGCTTAATATTCTGCTTAGCATCGTCGCCCACTAAACCAAAGGGAATGCGGACCACCCTGGCATCAGCATCCTTCATGGCTTTGTCGACAATAACATCTACTAATGGGCGGCGCTCTGTGCCCTCTTGGTAGTTACTACGGTCAAGCTCTTTACCACCATGCCAATAAACACGGTTAAGCGGTAGCTCGTCACTAACAATACTATCATCGCTATTAGTAACTATGAGGCTCTGTCTACGACTGTAGTAATAGCCATCACTACCGCCACCCTCACCACGCGCCTCCGGAGCTTCCTCCATTTCTACAGACTTAACAGTGCCACCGCCACCACCACCGCCACCGGGATTGTTCGGCAACTGAGCAGTAAGGACAACGTTATCACTACGACGTAATTCCAACACCGGCTTGCCACCACGGTTGGCAAGACTAAAATCCGTTATATACTTGTCTTCAGCAGGTGCAGGTGCAGGTGCAGGTGCAACCGGGATTTCAATTACAAAGCTCTGCCCGTCATTGCGGGTAAGTGTAATTTTATGATTGCCACCTACAACTTCATTAGTGACCTTGTCAACAAAAGTATCTTTGTCTTCAGGCTTGTTATCCCCACAGTCACCCTCACAACAAAGCAAGACTTTAGCATTCTTACCGAGCGGTGTACCTTCACAGTCCAACAGCTGGGCTTGAAGTGTACCCTCGTTTACCATTTCTAAAATAATTCCACGAACCAATGCGTCCATGAAATTATTATCTGCGCCACAAGTTACAATATTCATTAGTCATTTTCCTCCACGATACTCTGTCCGAAGGCATCTTGCAATTCAATACCTAAACCCTTAAGTGATTTCATATCAACCTCAAGGATAGCACCTCCCTCATTGGGGTGGGACAACTTCAGCTTAGTGCCTTCAATTTTGCCGTCCATCTTTATGATGTCTTTAAGACTAAGCTCTTTAGCAACTCCGCCCTCCGTGTAGGTAAGCTTCTGCCCATCAAGCGCCAGGTCACTAATACCACCCGCCCCAGTGGGGAATATTACTTCGATTTTCTTCGAAGTCTGGTTTAGCCTAAAATGCTCCGGACTTAGATTATCCGGTGTAACTACTTTCTTCATACCTGCTCCATTAAATTGCAACTATACGCGCCGCATAGTCGCGCCACCCCGGCGCCGCTTTGTACGCAGCCACCGAGCCACTAGGCACCTTAATTGCAAAGCTGTTATTGCCTTGCATGAAAGGGTCATACCCCATTGTGGGGGGCGACACTGCCTCACAAATAACTTCTTCCAATATATACCAGCGCCCAAAACATGAATCACCAATACTCTTAATTGCTGGGCCAAGCCGCAACTTGGTGGCTTTGCTCCAGCTAAAGAAAGCCTGCTCGCCCAGCTCCTTAACGCCATCACCAATATCAAGCCCGGTAGCTGTCTCCCAGTAGGCGAAGGACTCATTCCCACATTTTACCAGCTGATTAGGCAGCACAACATTTTGCTGCTTAAGAATTTCACGGTTACTAAGTGTGTAGTTAGCTACCTCCGTAATATGGGGTTGCCACTGCCAGCCAGTATACGTTGCCCTTGCGTCATAGTCAATGTCACTGGAGTTCACTACATTACTCTTAGACTTAACAATGAAGTCCCCGGAAACGTAGACAACAATAGACAAATATTGGTGGAAGCCATACGGCTCAGCAGCTTCAATATTTATATTATACCGCCCAGAGCCCGTGGGTGTACCCTCAAATTCTTTAGTCCGCGGGTTCAAGGTGACACCTTCTGGTAAACCTTCAGCAGCCACAATCTCTATATCACCGATAGACAAAGAACTCGGTAAAGTAAAGCGAAGTCCAATATTCTGCAGTGCTAGGCCACTGAGCCAGTCTGTTTCTACTAATGTAAACTGAAACGGTATGGGAAGAGTTTCTGATTCAGCTTTATAGCAGGGCACCCTATACTTGGTACCATTTATCTCTACCTCCATCCACAAAGCCGGGAAGGCAAGGACGCCTCCCATGGTACCAATAAAGCTATTGGACTGCGGCGCGCTCTTCACCCGAGTGGGGGAGGTTGTCGGCATAAACTGCAACCCAATCTTCCGGGCAGTCTGGTCAAGGGCAAACTGAGAATTGAGGTTATCAACCGTGACTAGCTTAGTCATTTAATCCGCCTCCCAAAAGCATCATACAACTCTAGCTCTTGACCAGGTTGCGGTTTGATGCCAAGCTGCTTTATCATCTTCGCCAGCTTCTTCCTTTTATACCATGATAGCTTACGACAACATTTCATCTTAGGCTCCATTATAATAAGTTACAAGAGAAACATTGCTGCGGTTGTTACCCACAAATACTGCGCGATACAAGCCTGGGTCTGTTATCCACAAAGTATCTTTGCAGCTTGTCATTGCAACAATATTGCCGCAGTCATCTCTAAGTGGGGCGGACGCAATAATACCTTTCTCGTGAACTGTCACCGTCCCCTTGCACGCAGTAAGCTCATACTCGAAGTCGTAAAGAATTCTTTCGAACATGATATAGTCACACATGTCCACAGTATCTTTCTTCAAAGAACCATCCGGATTCTTTTCATACATAAGCGGCTTCAAATTAAAAGCAGCAACAAAGATACTCTCGCCTTTACGTACCACGAAACCCGGCGACGTTGTATCGTGGCTGTCTGGTGTTAATAAATATGTATGTTTCATATTAAGGGTCCAGTTGAATTATACCATCACGGCTTAGGTCTTTAGCATCTATCCTCGCGCCTGCTACCCGCTTACCGCCGTGGACTACATAAAGAATACCGCCATTCTGGTTTTTGATATTCTTCCAATAAAATAACTTCTGAATATGCAACGGAACACCAGGCGCCCTGGGTGTCACGTGCATAGAACCGTCTATACCCTCCAAAGCAAATACGGAATTAGGAGGACCGGTGACCTCAATATCTGCGGTCAATGGGGCATCGGTACCACTATTACCAGTAAACTGTACCTGTATACTCCAACCCTTGAAGTTATATCCAGTACCTGCCCAACCAAATCCTACACCCGGGTTACCTCCACTGTCGTCATCGTCGTCCGAGCTCCTACCCTCAAGGGCTTTAAGTCGTGTATCAATCTGCGCAATCTGGGTACGAATATCATCAATAGCACGTTGTATTGCGTTAATTGAATCTTGGCTAACTCCGCCGCTCTGCCCTCTAAGCCCATTTATTTGGTCAAGAATTGAGATGATACTATTAGCAGCAGCGTCAACCCGTTGAACCAAGCTATTAAACGCGGCACAACTGGGGGCAGAAACATTTAGATTTCCATCACAATCTTTGACTGTAATACTATCCACTAAGTTACGCAGCTCGGTACGAATATCTGTAATCTTAGTAGTTAGCTCATTGCATGTTGCTACTGTGTCGCCTGTCTTAAGCGTCGCACCTTCACAATTCTGCAAAGTAACAATACGACCAGACAGTGAGTTTATATCATTGGTGACAGAAATAATTTTACTGTCAATAGACTCAATCAACGTGTAAAGGTAATCAACCCGCTCACGAATATTCTTTAAGTCTAATGGGGAGCAGCAATCTTTTTCAGATTGTTCGCACTGGCAGTCCTTTGGGCGATCGCAGCTCATGAGATATTTCTCACTGTGTCATTAACCAGTACAAGTGAGTCCTGTATGGAAACCACCTGTACATTAGTTCTGTTCTCGCCGACAAACTCAACCCGGTACTCTCCAGCTGCATCTATCACTGCCTCGGGCTTAGTAGCTTTGAGCATTATTACATGACTACCCACATAATGGGGTTGCTCCAATACTGCGCCGCTTGGCAACAAATCCCCGCAGTCGCTTCGCCCCATGTCGCTGGGCGGTAACCATACACGGTTAATCCGTACATAGTCATCACCCATTAAGCCAAAAGCTACTAGGCGAAGTGGTGTAGTAGTAAGGCGAAACACAGTTGAAACAGTCTGCGCCTCATTAGGATACAACAAAATCCCGGCGCTTGATGGGCGAGGACTGTCCCCGACTAAAACTTTACCTGCCATTATGACTTCTCCCATAACTCAAGAGCTGCTTCGGCAAACGCCATTGCCCGCTTCTGGTTTTCTTCTTTGCCCTTACGTGGGCGAAAAGAAACCGGCTCATACCAATAAAACTGGCGGCGCAGTCCTACATAACCACCATCCCGCATATTCATAATGCCACCAATATCCATCATAATACGGGCATTATTCTTTTCAAGTGTCACCACTTTTCCATAACCCATAGTAACATGGTACACCCTATCCCCAATAAATACTGGGTCGCCGTCAATAAACATATCCGCCTCCTATTACATTAAACCTTGTGGGGAGAACCCGCCCGTATTCTGGTCCGCGCCTATAGTAGGTTGCGGTGTCGCAGGCTCAAGACTTTGCACTACACTACTCTGCTCCGTCGCCGCTTCAAAGTTTGGAATTAACTCATCAACGGGGATGCCACCTTGCAGCATAGTTTGTTGCAATAAATAATTCATAATGCGCTGCGCTTGGTCGGGTGGCAGCTGAGCCGCTTGGACAAGCTGTAGCAAAACTGGCAGAACATCCGCCCGCTCGGCATCCGCGATTTCTCGCTGCATTAACCCCGCGGCACCGCGTGCAACAACTACGGTGTCTGCCTTAATTGTTTTGTCTTTACTGTTCAACATATTCCACCGCCACAATGCTTCCATGGCAGGTTGAATCATTGTCTGGTCTATATTGAGGAAGGCATCTTTAATAAGTGTATTGGCAGAGGCAGCAAGCATCTTCATACCTCGGAACGTCGCCTCTCCGCCACTAAGCTGGTCATTACCCGACAGCAACCCTGGAATACCGCTCTCATCATCTGCCATGCGGTAAAGCCAGTTAATTAAATTAATCAGCTCGGCAGACTTAGACTCAAAGTGAACCTGGTAGAACGGCGACCGAGGACTACCCCCCATAGCGTCTGGGTTAAATGGTATCTTTGCCCGCTTGGTAAGCGTAATATTCTCCGGACTGATAAACATATCCGCATCGTAGAATATGGGGGGAGCTACTGTCAACTCCATATTCTCATGGAGGTCATCCAGATATTTATTCAACCAACCCTCCAAGCTGCTAAGCGTCATGCCCGCCCCGATACCCCAGAAATTGCGGTCAACCTTCTGGAAGTTAGCAGAGAAATACGTCTTAGTCATGTGGGGATGCTTTAAGATACGACACCCAATTACAATGCCAGCAAGTACCCAAGCCTCAATATCGTAAAACTCTTCCTCTTTAATTTTAATCGTTGTATCTTCAAACCAGTCAAGCAGCTCGGCGCCCTGCACCGTGCCCTCATGTATTAGTACATCTACTAAGCTATCTTGGTCCCAAGGACTAATAGGCGCGAAGGAGTCATTGTAGCTATCTACCCAAAAACAATTCTCCTCAGCTTTCTCTATTGCCTCATGAAGCTTAACCTCATCAACCCAAGATACCTGGGCGGCGGCAAGCAAGTCCTGCTTGCGCATAGCACCTCGCTCAATAAAGTAGCTACCCACCTGGGCGTCTTCGCTGTCTGGGGAGGGATAGCAATTACGAATGGGTACATGCCGCCAAGTAATTATATCATCAGTGGAGGGAGCCATATTGTCACCCGACCACTTAAGGCTTTGCACCCGCCGCTGCTCCATCCGCAAAACACCGGTGCCATAGAGGAATATATCAAATAAGCAATTCAAATATGAATCTCGCCAACCGCCTTCAAGCATTTGGTCCTGCATTAGGCGGGTAACATGCTTGGCAGCTTTGCTGGCAATCTTTGTCGCCTCAATCTGCATTGTCTGTTTCTGCTCAGCAACAACGCCATCAAGCCACTTAGCAACCGAGCCCTCAACTTCATAAGTTGTGGGGTTTACAATGCGAGAATAATCTGGCCAAATTTTACCATCGTCGCCCATAACAACGATGCCGCCCTCAACAAGCTTTTGCCCCAGTATCTCTTCTACAGACTTCGTAACCTGCTCGTTTTGTTCTTTACTCAAAACAGGAACGGGGGTAGGCTCAATAGTAAAAGGCGCGTCCGCTGCATTTATTACCATGTCCTTCACCTTAGCATGTAAAGCACCCACCTTTATACGAGTGAGGTTCATATTACGGTTAGACTCAGTCTTGCAATACTGGGCGAGGCAAGTATGA